CAGATGGTTACCAAGCCTTCTGGCGTAATCTTCTCATCGAGAAGCTTACCAATGGTTTTCATTTTCATGGCACCGGTTGATTCGTTCTCTTCAAGGTGCGAGAGAATATAGACACGCACGTCCTCTTGAAGGTCAGACGCTGCACCCATTACCTCCCATGCATGCTTGGCAATATCTGAGAACTTATCGAAAGACTTCTCTTCCGACCGCCGCATGAACTCGTTAGCCATGAGGTACTGGAAGTCATCAATGACAATGACCTTGCGCTTGGTGCCGCGCATGATCTTGATGATGCTCGCCCAATTTTCGGTAACGAACACATTGCCTTGCGGATCAGTCTCTTTGTTGTAGCGCTTCCAGTTGGCGCTGCGGAACGGAAGTGGCTTGCGGATAACCTGGATCAAAGCCGTATTGGCCGGATCAAGATTGCGCATGCTGGTGCTTTTGCCGGTGCCACTTTTGCCTAGAATCAAACTTGCAATACTCATCTGTTAGTCGCCTATGCTGTAGTCATATGGTTGCGGTGTTTGCCAGCACGGAAGATCAGGCTCCCGTTCCGATGTTACGTCCTGATACTCATCCATCCTATCTATCCCTCTCTTGGAGAAGCTATTTTACCGCACCCCAGTCGCACTAGCTAAGACTTACTTTCCGCCAATGCAAATCAGGTACACCTCAGTTTCAAAGTCAGTCGCGGCGTTCTCACGGTAAAGGTCGCTGCTGTATCGCGGCTCCATGTATGCCAGCCGCACAATCGCCTGAACCCCCTTGTCATCCCCTGCAATCTCCATAGCCTTGACGATGGACATGCCAGATTGGCGCGCCTTCATGATCGTCTTTGCAAGATCAGCAACCGGCCCGCAGTTGTTGCTAGCGCTCGCACCGAACGCCATGCCAATCATCAATACTGCTGCAATCAAACCCTTCATCACACCCCTCCAATCCAAAGGTACCCAATCCCGATCAAACCAAGCGCCATGACAGCCATAGCCATCGCGCCACCAACATAGATCAGCTCATCCAGCATGATCGACCAATCAATCTTCATCCGGATAGCTCCGGTTGACCTTCATCTCAGTCTCGACTTCTTTGCGAATGCATGAAGCCAGCTTAATCAGGTCGCGGAAGGCGTGAAGGTGATGCTGCGGCACCTCGATGGCATGGCTCAGCCAGGTCAGCACGTCATCGGCGTTAGCAATAGTGCTAACTACTTCAACCGATGTGTTCAAGCTATCGCCGACTTCCTTGGCAACATGCTCCACAGCGTCCTCCCAAGCCTCATCATCAATTTCTTGCTTGGTCGTCTTCCAGTCATCGTATGCGGTCATCTCTACTCTCCCAAGGGCGTCGGCCCGTCTCGATGGGTCTATAGTCCTCCTATTCTTCGATCCGGTCAACATCATCCATGAGCGTAATCCGTTCCATTCTTGGAACAATGAAATGCCAATCTTTGGGGTAAAGTAGACCCATGACGAAGCAAGTACGACCACCGGTAGGGTGGATGGACCTAAGAGGCGGGGATAGCGTAAACACCCGGATCGTGAAGCACCGGCTAGACATTCATCTAGCTACTATGAGAGAGGCGGGATTCGATGTAGATACAGAAGAGACTAAGCGCGGCTACAGGGTCATTGTGAATCGGTCGCCGCATGACAAACCAGTTAAACCAAAACTCAAATTACTGAAGGGTGGTAAAGATGAATGAACCAGTTGATGCAATTAGGATTATGGCAGAGGTTGAGCGCGTCTTGCTGGATGACGGATTCGTTGCCACGCCTCATGAACTGGCAATTGCACGCGAATCAGTAGTCAATCTCATTGAGAAGGTCGAGGAGCTTCTTTCTACTCATGGTGAATACCGCTGCTATGGCGGTTCCGGCGAGTCAATTGAAGAGCATATGCGTGCTGAGTTGGTTTCAGCTTTGGCGCGAGTTAAGGGAGAAGCCAAATGAATCGCCTACAAGCCCGTCTGCTGCACGCCGAGATTCTGGACTGCACAGCCTGTGTATCACGCCGCCGCCGTCGCAATGGCAAGGCTGGGACTATCGCCCTATGGGTATGTGTCGCGGCTCTTGTAGTCGCCTACGTTGTTTTTAAGTGAGGAGAGATGGATGGATGATATTCGCCAGTATTGGCTTAATTCAGGTTTGAATTCAGCATCAGAATTGATGGTCGCTCTGCTTCAATGCGGAATGGATGAAGATGCGGAAAAGGTCATGGAAATTGCGGACGAATTGGTAGATAAGGGGGCTAGGTCGTGACCGACTTTGCTGATGCAGCATCCGACGCCGAAACCTACTTCCTTGACCTAGCTATCAGGCAGCACGCTAGCCGCTGCAATCGCTCTGAGCCTCTGCCTATCTGCTGCTATTGTGAAGAGTCTGAGGTCTATATCCTGACCAACGGTGCCAAGTGCCGATATTGCTTTGACTGCCGGACTGAACTTCTTTTGGAGGGTGTCAAATGATGGACAAACAAGCATGGCAGAGCGCCGCATTCTTCACCGCTAAGCGCCTCATCGCCAATAAGTACCGGCACAAGTCTTTCTTGGCCGAACACCTCTTGGCTGACGTAGTGGCCCGTGTGGGTGACGTGTATGACCGTCGCGCATGGGGCACTGTGATCCGCACTCTAAGTTCCGATGGCCTGATTTACAGTGTTGGCTATGCTCCGGCAAAAAGTTCGCATGGCTCGGGTAAGAAGCTTTGGAATAAGTCTCGCGGGTGGGGGAAGAAGTAATGGCCGCAGGCTCGGCAGGAAATAGGGTAAACAAGGGCCAGTCCTCTGGCCCAGGTGGGGCAGGATCAACCCATGAGGCTAGGATGTTTCTGACTCCTAGCCTCTACAAAATCGCTAAATCGCTTCCGCCAAATAAGCGTGTGGAGATGGTGGAGAAGAAGCCATCCAAGTTGCCAAAGAATGCAATGTCGGATGAAGATATTATGCAGATGATCCGAATGCATAAGGAAGGAATGACGTTTGTAGAGCTTTCAGAATTCACCGGAAAGAATGAGTGCTGGATTCGCAACATCTGCCAAGGCGTAAACCGAGGCCATCTTCTCCGCATGGTCGAGGAAGGTCACAGCGACTACCGTATGGGATGGAAACATAAGAAATGAGCTACTACAGCGTTATGAAAACCTACGTGTTCTACCGAGACGAAATGTTCTACATGATCGACCTGATGGACGATGCTGACGCCGTAGCCAATGCCGAATGCAACCCAGGTACTCGGCGGGTTGAGGATATGCGAGGCAATCAGGTTTGGCCGGAAGCGCCAAAGGTGGTGCATTGATGAATAACATCTACAAAGGTTGCATTGTCCAGCTTCGCAGCGGTTCCGCCGATATGGTGGTTGAGGGTATCGACGGCCATCAACGCATCCTGTGCGTCTACTTTGATGGGAAGAATGTAGTTCAGATTTCCCTATATCCCTCAGCGCTAGTTGTCGTAAAGTAACCCCAAGGCCGCTATTGACGCGGCCTTGCTTTTTTGATCTACTATTCAAGTCGGCGCACTGCGCCTACCCGGTTTAGCGGCCGGTACAAAGAGATGGTAGCGAGTACCCTTTAGTGTTCGGTGGGCTGTTGGACCCTTAACTTGGTCGCAATGACCCTACCGTCTCGGGGATCGCTATCCATGCGGTCCACCGAACACTAGAGGGTATTTTTTTGAAAAAAATAGCTCAAGAACAGGTTAAATCTCTGTTCTCTTATGATGCCGAGACTGGCAATTTCTATAGAAAGTCGAAGCCTTTCAAGGTGGCGGGATCAGTTAACCGCCGTGGCTATCGAGAAATTTCTATATCTGGCGAAAAATATCAAGCACATCGCCTGGCATGGATATATGCTCATGGAGATATTGGCGACTTTGATATTGACCATATAAATGGGCATAAGGGCGATAATAGGATTTGTAATCTTAGAATCGCAACACGCGCTCAGAATCTACAAAATAGAGGTCCTAAGAATACCCACGGTAAGTATTCTCGCTACGTAGGTGTTAGCTGGAATAAAAAGGATCGCAAGTGGGTTTCCTCAATAATGGTTAATGGTGTTAGTCATCGTCTTGGATATTTCAAAGATGAGCAGGACGCCGCGATAGCTTATGCAGAGGCAAAAGCTAAGTATCACACTTTCCATCCATACGTGCCCTGACTCTTGTTGTAAGCGTCAGGGCACGCGCTTGCGTGTCAGCAAGCAAAGCAGATGGCCGGGTTTCGTCGGCGCACCCAAGAAAGCGAACAAAACTGGAAGGCCACCAGTCAAAGCCCCGGATTCTGTCCCGGTGACGAACGGCAGATAGAGTTGCTGCGGGAACTTTGCGGTACTGGGCGAAGGGCATAAATCCTCGCTGGGTCCGATTTCCGACCGCTCCTATCGCTCTCAGGCGACGGAGATAACCTAGCCCCGTCTTAGACGGAACGAACCAGTTGTCTCGGGCTTACCGAGGCTGGCGTTGGAAGGCCACCAACTAAAAAAATAGGTAGCTAGGGTATACGGCAACAAAGAGGAGGCAGTGCGCATATGCCTCACCATCCAACCTTCATGGCTGGCTGGTTCTGCGGAAAGCGGAACTATGCCTAAAGAAAAGAGAGATAGACAATGGCTAAGATTGAAGATGACTCAGTTGTTGTAGAGACTCGCTGGGCGACAAGTGCAGGCGACTTCATTCCGTTCACCCCGCTGCCTAAGCGGTTCCACGGGAAGAAGGTTCGGATCACTATTGAGGAAGATGATTGTTCTACGAATGATGATGCTCCGTTCCATCTGGACACTTGATCGAACGTCCAGACAAGAGGACGATGGGTTCACCAACAACGGAGAGTGTGATGATTATTACTGGCGACACGTTCGCTGATGTTCTGGCTCAGGCTCAGCACATGTTCGATATTCAGAAAAAGAAGGCGGATGAGACAATCCCTAAGATCATGAAGGTTGAACCTTGCAAAGGCGTGGAGTTCCATTCCAGCAGCCTTGATGTTCGGGATGGATGGGGTAGCCGGAAAGAGCCTACTACGGTAGATGGATGGAATAGGTCGCTTGAAGCCTTCAATGCAGATGTTGACGCAAAGGTTGAGGCTATCCAGCAAGTCCACAAATCGAATGAAGTGGCCATTGCTAACAATCAAGCCATCACTTCCAAAGTAAGCCTAATCATGCGTGAGCTTGGCATCCCGCTCACCTATCAAGAGCGCGATTACAATTCTCGCGCACAGCGTCCAAAGTACAACACTCGAAATGCTGGATACATTGGTGATCTGAGTCGAAATGTAATACTTACAGATGGTTATGATGCGGCGATTTCTAGTGCTGGACGGGCTAAGCAACAGGCCAAAGATTTCCACGCCAAGAAAATTGCTGGTCTAGCTCAGAAAGAGCGAGAAGAGGCGGCAGAGAAGAAGAAGGCAAAGGATGAAACCTTGCTTGTGTACATGCGTGTTAAGTACAAGTGCGAGGTTGAGGATGGAGTGTATGACGTTCTGCGGTCTATCATCGACAAGAATAAGTATCTTTTCCTGGCGCACTGGATGCAAGAAAATCGACTTGATTGGAATGATGGTCCGGATTCTGCACGGATTGGCCTCGATGGATTCATGGTCGAGACTGAGGAAGATCAAAAGATTTACGATGCCGTTTCTTCACGTATTGAAGATTGGGACGGTGATGGTCGGGTATTCCGCGATATGGATTACAGCTATGACGTGATCTATGGAATGGTCGATGATGCGGAGCTGATGGCTGACTATCAGCGCGTTGCCGAGATATACAGTGCGAGTCGTTATTGATGAACCTATTCGATGCTAAGCCAAGCTACGAAGAGTTAGAGGCCCGAGTGGTTGAGTTGGAGCAGGAGGTGGCAAGCCTTCGCCAGGGAAAGCCTAAGGGCGCGTCAAGGCGTTTCGGGGATTTCTGGACTGCCTACCCAAACAAGAAGGGCAAGGCTGAGGCTGAGAAGCGCTGGAAGGCCGATAGGCTGGATGAGATGGCTGACACGATCATTAAGCACGTCTACCTGATGATTGCAGAAGATGACGGCTGGCAGCGTGGGTATGCTCCTATGGGATCAACGTACCTGAATCAGAAGCGATGGACGGACGTGCCGCAGGCCGCACCACTGGCCGCACGCGCTCAGCCTAGCAAGCAGATGCAAGCACTAATGCAAATGGGTGGAAATAATGGATTGGATCGAGGAAGAAATCAGGCAGGGATTGATGCAGCTAATGTGTATCGGCCTGCCTTGGGCACCGCCGCCGGATATGATGCAAGGCACGCTCATGGCATGGACCGCAGCCGTCAAGCACAATCGGGTATGGGATCAGCAGATGGATGGCCCCAGGTTCCGCGCGGCTTTCTTGATCATGATGGCTGAGTGTACGCAGTGGCCGACTCCTAAGCAGTTCGTAGAGTCGATGCCGCCGCGACCGCAGCTAAAGGCATTGCCACCCAAGCCAGTAGATCAGGCAAAGGTACAGAAGATGATTGATGAATTGGGAGAGGCTTTGAAATGGTAAATGGTCTTTTTATTGGTCAACGCGTGAGGATTGTTGGCTATCAATGGTTTGGCATGGACACTCACCCTAGCGGCCTTGAGGGTGTTCTAGACAAGCATGAAGGAATAGGTGCATACACCGGAAAGGTATATGAGTGGAGAGTTCACACAAAATGCGGACGCCGTATTCTATGTGATTCGCATGATGTTGAACCTATACTTCCAGAAGGTGCGCAGCCTAGCGAATTCAGCTTTAGCGAACTGATGGACAACCTTGGGGTAGTGCTGGCGTGAACCGAATCGACTTATCCGAATCGGACGTATTCCGCCTGAACTGCGAGGGATGCAACGCCAATGAGATTGCGGCGGCGATGATGATTCCTAAGGGTGCGGCCATCGCCATGATTGCTAGGAGCAGGCTGGCATACGCTCAGGGCCAGGAATCGCGTAAGGCCAAGCCGCTGGGGCAGACTGATAGGGCCAGTCAGTCGTGAGGCTTTTCTTAGCTCTCATATTCCTGATAGTCGGATGGCCGATTGCGGCTGGAATAATGATAATTCTAGAGATGATGTTTCCAGAGGATAGGAGAGATTGAGTGTTTAAGCGATTTGAGAAGAACACGGTAGGCCGAGACTTTGTAATCGGCGACATTCACGGATGCTTTGACGCCGTAATCGAAATTCTGGCTGATGTGTTTTTCGATGAGGCCAAAGATCGACTTTTCAGCGTGGGTGACTTGGTTGACCGTGGACCGAGCTCCATCGAGGCAATCGACTGGATCGCTAAGCCTTGGTTCCACGCAGTTCGTGGAAATCATGAGCAGATGGCAATCGGCGTGGCCGCTGGAAAGCATGACTTGGCTAATTACATGGTAAATGGTGGAGCATGGTTCCTAGCGCTGGAGGACAGCCGTCAGAAGCTTGTAGCGTCGATTCTGGACACTCTGCCTGTCTGCATTGAGGTTGATACGGATGATGGCCTTGTGGGCATTGTCCATGCGGACATTGGGGGCAATGATTGGGCTGGGTTCGTGTCCGATCTAGTCGCGCCTATCTCCAACAACCGGCGCAAGGCAATGCTAGAGGATGCCTTGTGGTGCCGTGATCGCATCCAAGGTGAGCGGAGTGGGAATGTTGATGGGCTTCACGCTATGTACGTGGGGCATACCCCTGTAAAGCAGGCTATGAGCCTCGGGAATGTGGTCTATGTGGACACAGGCGCAGTCTTTGGGCGGTCGATCACTGTTGCCTGCATTCAGGGCCATGGCGCTGGTCAGTTAATCTCTAGGGCTTGCTGATCGTTCCATCCATGAACATGATCGTTCCACTGGTGTTGTTGATTAGATCATAGAATACTTTAATCTATACCTACACCAACGCACGGGATGAACGAAATGAAGACTGTTAGCCGCTACGAAATCCGCGAGTTTGTCGGCAACGAATACAGCAAGCCGGTTTTCCGTCAGATCGTTGAGCGCAGCCGTGCATCAAAGATCGTAAAGCGCCTTAAGAAGGCTGGCCGGGAAGTTTTCATGGCAAAGATGGAGGTTAGGGCATGAGCTTCACATATGAGCAGATAGAGGCCATAGCCGACCATATGAGGTCGGCTGGGTTTGACCCATCAGATATGGATAACGAACAAATTGGATTGCTAGCCTCCTGTGTGCTAGAGGCGCTTGGGATTGAAATTTGAATAATCGGGCAGCGGCCTAACGGGAGAGTGAGATGGCACGTTCAGAACGACACAAAGACAGATACACCGACATTCGCCGCGAGACTCAGGCTGACGTAGACCGTGCAGCGGCATGGCAGGCGATTCATGAGCGGAAGGCGCGGAACGCCAAGATCAAGGAGCGGATGACGACTTGGTTTGTAATCGTCTGCCTTATTATCGTCGTGAAGATGCTTTGGAATGCGGCGGCGGCATGAGGGAGCTATCGCTATTTACGGGAGCTGGTGGTGGTATCAAGGGAACTCACCTGGTAGGACTTAAGCCAGTTGGCTACGTAGAGTGGAACCCATACTGCCAGCAGGTTTTGGCGCAAAGGATTAAAGATGGACTCATTCGGAAAGCCCCAATCTTCGGAGACGTGCGTAAGTTCGTTCAGTCCGGTTACGCTGAACAGTACAGAGGATTTGCAGAAGTGGTTAGCGCAGGATTCCCCTGCCAGCCATTCTCATCCGCAGGTAAACAGCTTGCCGGCGACGACGAAAGGAACATGTGGCCTGCCACCAGGGACGTTATTTGCGTGGTACGACCCGCAATCGCATGGCTTGAAAATGTCGCAGGGTTGCTTGCTACAGGATACTGCGAAGTCATCTTCGCAGAGCTGGCCGCGTTGGGGTACGATGTTGAATGGGGAATGTTTTCAGGTGCCGGCGAAGGAGCCCCGCATTTCAGAGACCGATTCTTCGCGTTTGCCTACGATAGGAGCCAACGAGTACCGTGGGACCTCATCCAAACGCTGGAAAGGAAGTCCCGACTACCATGGGGCGAAAATGGCGGAGGGAATGAGGACTGGGCCAAGCGATCCGGCGTATCTGAACCCTTGCTTCGGAGATTGGGTGATGGGCTGGGTAACGGGGTGGAGCGACTTAAAGCCGCTGGGAATGGACAAATTCCAATCGTGGTTGCGGCAGCTTGGAGTGAGCTAAGTGAACGTGCAAAACGTCGTAACCTTGCATCCCAAGGATCGTGATCGCGAGATTGAGCGGGTAGTGATGCTGTGCCGGACTTTTCAGATTGGCAAGCCAGTAAATATAAAGTTCACTATTGCGCGGCCTGAGCGTAGTATTCCAGAGCTTCGCTATCTGCACGGGGTCCCGTATAAAATGCTGTCTGAGGCTATGGGTTTCGAGCCAGATGAAATAAGTGAATACCTGTGCGGCTGCTTTTGGGGGTGGAAGTCAAGGAAACTTCCAGGTGGTCGAGTTACTGAATCGCCCATCAGGACAACCACAAAGGATGCAGAGGGTAACCGTGACGTAATCAGTGGCGAGGAATTCTGGCGATACGTTAACTGGATTCAGAGGGTTGGCGCGAGGCACGGAATCATAATTCCCGATCCAGATAAGGAATATGGAGTTGAGAAGCGACAATAATCAACTTGACCTGTACGACCATAGCCCTAAAAGGATGCTTGAAGCGTCAATGGTCGCGCTGGAATATGCTAAAATCGACCAATCCTTTCATGGAGTGGTGAGGGAGGATCGTGTTAATTTCTATGAATCAGAGGTCGAGAGATGGAGAAGGCTGTGCGAGTAGATTTCAAATCGTATAAGAACGCAGCTAAGTACGCCGTGGAGATTAATGCGGGCTACTCGGCAAACCTGTTCGGCATCGGCGACTGTCCGTATGTAGATGGCGACGACCTGGCTAACCGTGAGGCTGCATGGATCTATGGGCATCAGATGGCTCAACGCCATGTGCGTGGAGAGGTTCGATGAAACGTGAACTAGGCGTAATCCTTTGCATGTTCATTGCCTTCGTTATGATCGAATGGCTTACAGACGCACCCGCATGGGTTGCGCTGATGGTCGCGCTCATTTCTGGCATGTGGGCTGACCTTCGGATGGGGCGATGAAGCGAGGTCGATCTACTGGCGCTCCTACTAAGGAGGAGGCTGCACGGATCGTAGCAGTGAAAGAGATTGGCCTATGCATGGCCTGTGAGGTTCTGAGACTGGCTGGGCTGGCTGGATCGGACAGTGAAGGCGTCGATTTTCATCACATGAAGTCAGGCAACATTCGGCGCGGCCACATGTTCGGCGTCGGACTCTGTACATGGCATCACCGCCGATACCCGTTTGAAGGTATGACGTGCAAGGAAATGGTTGTCCTTTTCGGGCCAAGCCTGCTGGATGGCGGAAAGGCATTCGCAGAATTGTTCGGGACTGATGAAGAACTGCTCGAAAGGCAGAATCAACTACTAGGAGATGGTAATGAGTGAGTGGAAGGATATTGAATCTGCGCCAGTTGGCAAAAAAGTGTTTGTAGCAGTTGGGATTACATCAGGAAATGAATTTACAGGCGGCGTCGCCTATCGAACTGATCCGTACTGTATATGGCAGGATAAGGATGGTGAATTTAGCCGATGGCCACACCCTTGGGGTCCGACGCATTGGGCTGAACTTCCTGAGTTCCCGAAGCTGTGAACGATCTAGACCAAGCCTATCAGGCAGGACGCTATGCCCGAGAGCGTGGCGCGCCTGAGTCGGATAGCCCTAAGTACGGCATCCTTCCTGAAGATGCTGAGCGCCGCAAGAAGTGGCGCGAAGGTTGGCGGGCTGAGGATGCACAAAGGAGTAAGAAGAAATGAAATGGTCTAAGATCAAAGAGTCAGTGATGTTCCCGATTTGCATGGGCCTTAGCATGATAGGTGGGGCGATGATCGGAATTTTCATGGTTAGTTCCGCGACTAAGTGCGGGCTGACGGTGGTTGTCTGATGTTGACTGAGCTTCGCCTCCCCTGGCCCGATAAAGACATGTCCCCTAACGCCCGCATCCATTGGGCCAGGAAGGCTAAGGCCGTAAAGATTGCAAGAACCTTTGCATTTTTTAAGACACAGGAGGCGGAATGGCATAAAATGGAGCTACCGGAAGGGCGGATTCATATCTGGATCGACTTCTATCCGCCCACCAAGCGTATGCCAGACGACGACAACATGCTTAGCCGATGCAAGGCATACCGGGATGGCATTGCGGATGCACTAAAGATTGATGACAAGCGCTTCATCTCGCATCCATTTGTGAAGAATGAAGTTGTGAAGGGTGGAGAGGTTCGGATCAGGATTACGGGAGGCCCATGAGGTTTCCGCAATACACAGACGATGAGCTAAAGATCGTCGCGGCATTAGATAGAGAGTTGGCAAACGAGATTTTCAGCCTGCACCGCCAAGGTTACGATATGAGCGATGTTCTGCATGAGGCTCGGTGGTTCAAGGCGGAGGCTGAGATGATGAAGACTGAACTTAAACGAAGGAAGAAGGGTAGATGATCCTTTGGACTAAACTGTCTGAGATTGCTTTCGTTCCAACCGGTGTGAATATGCTTATCGCATTTGGTCCGGGTTGGACTACAGCGTATCTGGATAGTGAGCGCAAGAATTGGATTGGGAGCAACACTTTTATTCAATTCAATCGAGTCACCCATTTTTGCCTTATCAATATGCCTGAAGAGGATGAACATGACCGATAGCAACTCTACCGCCCTGCGCGGCGCTCTGGCTCGGGCGATCAAGAGCCACGTAGAAACCAATGGGCTGAATGGCGTAAAGGCCGCAAAGCTGGCAGGAATCGCCAATAGCCGAATGAGTACGATCTTGCGTGGTCAGGTGGAGAAGATTAGCTCCGATGCGCTGGTGGACATTCTTGGCAAGCTGGGATATGCGATCAAGGTTGATTGCTACGATTTCGCGCTGGTCCGTACTGATCAGGCCAGGGCGTTGCCGGATATTGAGCCGCCTGTAGATGCTGGCAAGGTGACGGACTTCGACCCCGACTTTGACAGGGTTGTGGCCGATGAATGATAGTTATGTAATCACTAGCAGTTCTTTCGGCGGAATCGGTACTTGTCTAGGGATCGTATCTGAGGCTATCTCTGTTGCGCCTCAGAAGATCAAGATTAAGCGCCTCCATCCGTCAGCAGTAATCCCGACCTACGCCACCAATGACTCAGGGTGCTTCGACATTACGGCGCTTGAGTGTGTTGAGCAGAAGGGTAATACGGCGGTCTACACCACTGGCCTAGCTTTTGAGTTGCCGCCAGGTAAGGCGCTGATGATCTATAGCCGTAGCGGGCATGGATTCAACCGTGGCATCCGCTTGGCTAACTGTGTAGGGGTACTGGACGCGGACTACCGTGGCGAACTGGCCGTGAAGCTGACTCGGGATAATGACGGAATTTGGTTCCCTGCGGCAGGTGATCGTATCGCGCAAGGCATGGTAGTTGACGCCCATCGTGTCCAGTTCGTTGAGGTCGAGGAATTGGGCGACACAGCGCGCGGTACTGGCGGATTTGGTTCGACAGGCTGATGTTCTATAGATGAAACGATGAATCCTATCTAAGATGTTGTATAGGATTCCAGTAAGAGTAGGATAGCCATATGGAACCCCGTGCTAGTCGGGCCACTTAGGTGGGTAACTAGATGTGGACTAGCCAGTCTTGTCCGCATGAGAGAAGAAAGGGTCGGAACTTACCCCGACGTACTGGCAGTGAGGGCCGGTAGAGCCGAAAGGCGTCTCCCTATCGGTGACCTGACCGAGTAGCGACGTAATCGAGGATGAGGGATGGAGTTGGAGAAGTCGGAACCCTGACGCCATCTAGACGTGGTATTGGCCGGATTATTAAATGTCACACGGAACGGCACAGGGTAAGGTCTCTGGCTAGCCGACCGGGAGTCCCGCATAGGGGATGAGTGGCGATACCCTTGGCCGGGTAATCTATGCTGACAGCCGGGAAAGACCGGCACATTTTTAATCAGGAAGGATGAGAGAAGTATGGGTAAGTTGGCAGAAGAGTTTGGTAAGTTTGTACTTTCATTGTCGTTTTCTATTGTCGTTGGCATCTACAACGCTTGGCTCTTCAAAGATTTGTGGAACTGGTTCGTTTCTCCGTCATTGGGAGTTGCTGAGATTGGAACTGCAATGGCATATGGACTGTTGACCGTCGCAGCATGGCCGCTGACTCACGTACTTTTCTTCGCTAATCAGTTATACGACAAACAGGATGACGCCCTTGGCGTGATTGGTCGAGGATTTGTTATTTCATTTGCGCATACGTTCATTTGGATTATCTCTTACGTTCTAGCGAATAACTTCCTCTGAGCCTATTGCCAGCCGCGCCCGAGTCGCTATAATGAACTCGCTGGCTGAGCAATCGCCGCCTGGTGTCCTCCCCACCAGTAGCGCTGTAAGATGCCCTCTCCCATCTTTCAGCGTCGGACCCGAAGAACTCATCCTCCTTCGGGTCTTTTTTTGTCTAAAATTTATCGTTCCATCTAAGGATGCGATTGTTCTACCCATGATGTTGATAGGATTTGCGCATATGGCTAATCTAGCTCCACACACAACGGCCACGGGCCAATAGGGAGATGAGATGAAGGCTGTGTACTTAGTCCGAGCCATCGTTGGCAAGATTGGCGTTATTAAGGAAAATGGAAATCTAGTGTCTTGCAGAGTACTTGCTGTGGATGAGAGTGATGCGGAGGCTGAATTCAGTCATGGGTGCTATATAAATGAACAGTGGTACTCAAATGTAAGCATTCAAAAAGTTGTTAAGTGATAATTGGGATTAAGGGATATTCATGGAGCTAATTAATAGCAGGAATAGAGTTAGTCTAAAGCCAGATGTAATCGACAGGCATGGTCCTGCATGGGAAAAAGAAAAGGTACTTAAGTTTAGTGCCAAGTGTGTTGCTGACGAACATTTCTTTTATGGGAAGGCAAAGCTAATGCTTAGTGATCTTGAAAATGCTTCAAGTAAGATTGATCAGGCGGTTAAGCTGTATGGAGAAAAGCTTGATTGTTTTATGGGTGTCGAGAAGAAGTTTGTAGAGTCTTCAAAAAAGGCAAGTGCGGGCGTCAGGGATGCTTCGCAAAAGATGGCTGACGGCCTTGCTAAGATTGAGCGTATTGCAAATTTTGATCGACTGGAGCGCATGGTTGATCTTCTGGAGCGAGCAGAAAAGGCGATTTCATCGCTGTCAGAGCTTGATAGTTCAGGTCGTCTCGAAAAGATTGCGGCGATTTTGAAATGACTGACCAAGATCGCGCAATGCAGCGGGCCAAGTCTCCAGGCAAGTCATCTTGGCGAGCATGGCACGGAACCTCTGAGCAGGCCCGTAAGGACAAAGAGAAGGCTGAGCGGGTTGTTCCTATTCACAGTCGGATGATTCGGTAAGGAGAAGTATATGGAGTGGCATAAGCTTGGCCGGCACCAATGAACGAGGCTGTGCTTTGTTTTTGGGGTGGAGATAGCAAGGTTTGTGATACTTCGTGGGGCGTTGCAATTTTTGATGGAGACGCTTGGCGCTCTGTCGATGACCCAAGTGTTGATTATGGCTGGCCTACGCATTGGTGCGAATTAGTTGCCCCGGTAGGCTATGAGAGAGAATCTGGATGATTTGCATAGACGGGGCTGGCGGACTACCATACGGTAAATCCGCTGGCCCTTTCCTATGATTACCGCCCAATCTATTACCCGAATCGCCCCAGCCGCAACTAAATATAGCGATGAGCTTGTTAGGCAGATGAAGGCTGCTGGGATCATGGATAACGTCAAGCGAGCCTCAATGTTTCTGGGGCAGGTCCATACCGAAAGCGGCGGATTCCGGTCTGTAGTAGAAAGTTTGAACTACTCGGCGGACGCGATCCTAAAGACGTTTGGCCGTCACCGGATCAGTGAGGCGGATGCTAAGAAGTTTGGCCGGATTGACGCCGAGGTACGAAAGCGAACCGGCTGGAATCTGCCCGATCAGCCAGCCCATCAGAACGCGCTTGCTAACATTTTGTATGGCGGTGAGTGGGGGCGTAAGAATCTCGGCAACACACAACCTGGCGATGGCTGGCGCTTCCGTGGGCGCGGGATCAAGCAGCTTACGGGACGCGATAACTACAAGCGATTTAGCCGTGCATGGCTGGGCGACGAAAGCCTGCTAGAGAATCCGGATCGGGTGGCTAATCCGGATGGGGCAGTTGCCTCGGCGATTTGGGTCTGGCGCGCTAACGGGCTGAATGAGGTCGCGGATCGGGGTTCGGTAGATGCTGTCACTAAGGTCGTGAATGGCGGAACACTTGGCCTCAGCGACCGAAAGACGTGGACGCAGAAGTACGCCGCTCAGTGGATAGTGCGATGACCTGCACGCGAGGTTCAGCACGGATGAGTAGCCTTGAACTGCAATCAGCAGTAAGAGGTTATCCCCATGAACACATGGTGGCAAAATAATATGGACGCGTATATCGGACCTATTCTGTCGCTGATGGGAATTGGAATCAGCGGCCTTATCGGCTGGGTTTGGGCACTGTGGAAGGCGCACACAGACTTTAAGCTGAAGGTTTCTGAGGACTACATGAAGGCTTCATCCATCAATGAGCTAAAGGGAGAAATCCACGCTCTTCGGGATGTGGTCTATAGGATTGCTGTTAAAATGGAAGTACCTGTATTCTCGGAACCATATAGGCGAGACCGATAATGAGCGATTCTCAGGGGGATCAGCGGGCGCTTATTGAGGCTCTTGATCGATTCACGGACAAGGCCGACAAGGTTCTTAGCCTTAATTCTGGAAATACTACTAGCTCAATCCAGGTAAATGCAGGCGGGGTAGGCGTTTGGATTTGCGTATGCCTATGTTGCATGATGCTAGTAAGTACGGCGATGGGCGGTGTGTGGATGAGCCGAGAGTTCAACCGATACGATAGCGATCTATCCGAGCGTAAAGCGGAGTCAGATCGCGCTCAAACTTACCTTTCATCGATCTACGGACGCATGCCTCAGTGGATGCGCGAAGAGGTAGAGAAAGAAGCTTCCGCCAAACTGAAAGAAAAGGAAAAATCCCATGTCAACACCCGATGACCCCATTATCCTTGAGCCTACCCGCATCGCCGGTTCCGATGATCCTATCATTCTGGAGCCGGACAAGAAGGCTGACGGCCCGCCGATTGTTGTCCAGCCGGTCAAGGTCAGTTGGTGGAAGCGCTGGTCTACCCATCTGGCTGGCATCAACTTTGCCGCAGTAGTTGCTTTTTACGCAATGTTGCCTGATCGTATGCTGGACGCCATCCCGACAGCCGTTCATGGCCTGATTGGCGTCTCCCTGCTGGCTACAGGTCTGATTCCGGCTGCTACCAGCGTAAAGCAGGTTAAGAAGGTCGAATGAACGCCATCATCCTAGCCCTAGGGGGCGTGCGTGCTACCGCTTTCGCGGCATTGGCTACTGCATTCCTACTAGTGGCTGGGGTGCAGACGTGGCGTCTTGGGAATACTCAGGACGCCTACGCTGCCTATCGTGACAAGGTGGTGGCCGCTACAGCCAAGGCGTCTCAGGCGGCTGCTACGGCCCGCGAAAAGGCATTAGAGGCCCGCGAGGCATATCTTTGGAAATCAGGTGAGGCAGAAAATGCATACCAGGCTGGGCGAGAAAGCGCGATCCAATACCAAGAGACTGTTGTGTCTGACCTTCGCAGCGGCAATCTCCGGCTGCGCGGGGAGTGGGCAGCTTGTATGCAGCAGCGAGTACCAGCAGGTGGCCCCGCTTCCGAACCTGCCATCGGATCGGATGACGACGCCTCAGTACCAGCAGAGGCTTTCGGACGAATTCTTCGGGTCGGGTCAGACGCAGACAACCAAGTCCAGTGGCTCCAATCCGAACTGACCGCAACCCGCGAGCTATACAGCAAGTGCATGGTTCCTAAGGAAAAGTGATGCGCCACGTAGTAATGGACGTGCTGTCCCCGTGGGTAGAGATTGAATGCCCTAAATGCGGCATCGACTACGATCTAGAGCCGATTGACGTGTCCGTAGGAATGAGCTGCTACTGCGGATATCGGTACACCAAGGCTGATCTAGCCGACCGGGCTACCCTCTACGCTCCGGATTGCGACGAATAACAGGACGCATCGTTCTATCTGTGTAGACCTACTATCCGCAATGGTTTGGTAGGATTGACCTATCGCGGCGATGGCCGAATAGAGAGGGTTTAGGGACATGACTGAGGATGACCGTAAGACGCTTAAGGCGCTTCTTCGCACATTGGAAGAGGGCAAGGGTTCTAAGTTTGAGGTTGCAGCGCTTAAGAGGGTGCTAGGAGAGTGGGACTATCTCGCTCCTGATGAAGTATTTGTAGCATTCAACTTCACCGATATGGATAAGCCTCAATTGCTTGCATGTCGCCATACCGAGTGGGCCGCAGAGGCTAAGCCTGAAAGTGACGCAGTAATTCGATACGTCAAAGCAAGCAAGAGATAAAAAAGGGTAGGGTGATAGGTATGGATTGGGTAAAGATTGAGCCGGGCTGTGAGATGCCAAATGATGGCGACTTCTGCATCGTTATCGTAAAGATGTATGAAAATGGAGCCGCTCAATTGGCATGGAAAGACTGGGATGGCAATGATTGGCACAATCGCGGGGTTGTGGACAAGAATGAAAATCCGACGCATTGGATGCGTTTAGAGCTGCCTAACAACTGAGAGGGATAAGGGATGAATAAGGACAACGCAAAAGACTACCTTCCGCTGGTGCAGGCATTGGCTGCAAATTGGTACTTTTGTGAAAGCAATGCGTAAGCCAACTAGCCATGCCCTAAGCAATTACATGCCAATTCCTGAGGCCGGGTGCTGGCTATGGCTGGGCGGTCACAATGATGGAGGGTACGGAGCGACGTCTAAGGAGTCTGGATTTAAGACCGCTCATCGTATGTTTTATTCGCACTATAAAGGATCGATCCCTGCTGGAATGCTGGTATTGCATAAATGTGATGTGAGGCTTTGCTGTAATCCAGACCATCTTTACTTGGGGAATTACAAACAAAACATCAGGGATATGTATGATCGAGGTCGGCATAATCACCCTACGGGAGTTCGGCACGGATCTTCTAAGCTTACTGAGGAGTCAGTTCGTGAAATTAGATCATTATGGCCTTCAATTTCACAAAAAGACTTAGCAAAAAGGTTTGGCGTCCATCAGTCCACTATAAGTGGTGTAACTAATGGTGAAACATGGAGAGATGTGAAATGACTCGCCTACACCGAATCCTGATCGGCCTGCGAATCTGCGCCATGCTATATGCAGCAGCAATGCTGCTGATCGGTGTAAGGGCTGAGGAGCCGAGTGTGTTGGTATGGGGTGGGGCGATCATCGCTGCCGCTATTGCGCTTGGTGTGACTGCATGGGAGGAGTGGCATGAGTGATATTGAACGTAAGGCGCGAGAGCTGCTTGCTGCTGAGCAAGATCAGCATGGTCGATGCCAGACTAGCGAGGCGCTTGCTGCGATTAAAAAGGCACTCACGCCTCCGGATGGTTTCGTGCTGGTGCCGGTGGAGCCAACTGAGGAAATGTTAAAGGTCGGGTACTCATGGATGATGGGGAGAATTGTCATGCGAAGCCTCTACGATGAATTGCTAGCCGCTCGCCCGGAGGCCACATGAGCCCTATCGCATGGGTAGTAGAGCATTCGCTCCAGGCTAGCGAGCGGTTTAGGCATTTGACGGTGTTACCTAAGCGTCTTAGTTTTGAATCAGCGCCAGCGTGGGCTAATTGGATAGTAAATTGGAAGGATGGTAGCCAAGAGTTCAGGGAATACTACCCTTGGCCGCATGAGGGTGAGTCTTCGTGCATAGTGGCGCGACCAAGGGAGCAAAAAGGATGCCAGCGCTGCGGTAAATGTCGAATTCTGGATTTCAACAACTGCAAGAATCGTAGGGATGAGAAATGACCAAGGGCGACAGAGACAAGCTGAGGGCTGAGCTGGCTGGGAAGGCGATGCAAGGGCTAATATCAAATGAGCGTTGGTTTATGAATGTTGTAAACGCTCACATAGGGATTGGTGACGCAGGAAAGGCAGAGAAAATTACCGACGAAGCTGCGGTATTCGCCGCAGACGCCCTAATGGCTGAGCTTGGCATCAAGGGGGATGAGTGATGGATATGACTATGAGGATGGTCTACGAGACAGAGGGCCAGCATGGCGGAGATATTCGTGGCTGGCATGGCGAGCAGGCTAGACAGCAGGCTGAGCAGGAAGAGTATGAGCGCTGGCAGGATCACTTGAAGGAGAGGGAGCGTGACTGAGGTAAAGGCAAGGATTGGATATCTAGTTGGTATCCAACTGGATAGCGGGCATCTGGACGTAGAGTTCAACGCGTCGCCGGACCTGACTGAAGAGGAGATTTTCGACCTAGCGATCACCACCATCGAGCATGAGCTTGGATACGCCAAACTGGACTATGTGTCATGATCCATTGTGAGTGGAAGCCGATAACTCAGTCACAGAAGGCACTAGAGCCTATCCATGTATGGGCGGATGGCCGTATTGCGATAGCTCATTGGGTGGATGGTGCCTTTCATGTAGAACAGTATCCTTATGGTTCCTACAAGATGGACGATCAGCCCAAGTATTACCTAGCAGTCACGCCGCCACCGGAGGGGTAACATGAGTATTGAGGCTAAGATTCAGCAGGTCATTGACGCTAAGAAAGGCAATAAGGAGATAGCAATCTTCTTCTTCCCGGACTATGCAGGTGATGAAGATAGCTGGCGTGTAGAGATTGGAAATGACTGCAAATATGCGCTATTAGGCGAGGTTGACGGCGAATTGATTGGGCGAGGACGTAGTTTGCATGAAGCGCTAGATAACCTGATTGTAGAAATGGCAAAGGAGAGGAAGGTAGATGAGTAAGGTAGTAGGTGATGTATTCAAAATGGAGCCAATCACCCGCAAGGCTGAGAATTCCATTTATCGCACGGCTCGTAACCTGGGTATTGCGCCAGGTGAGCTAGAGTGGACTAGAATTCAGGCAGCACCAGCAGCAGTAGATAGGGGTATCGTGATGCTTGTTGTGGCTGTAGGCGATGAGCATTGGGATACGGTTAGATGGGTTCAGCAGCAGAATGACCCTGATTGGAAGATCGTGTAGCATCTGCCTATGGCTCAGAAACTAACAATCAAGCAAGAGAACTTCTGCCTAGCCTATGTGGAGACTGGTAACGCCAGTGAGGCTTATCGGAGGTCTTATGATGTTGAGAATACTTCGCCATCCGTAATTAATGTACACGCCAGTACACTATTAAAGAATGATAAGATCGCGGATAGAATTAGTAGCCTACGGAGTACAGTAATGGAGCGGCACAGGATTACGGTAGATGACCTCCTCAGAGAGCTTGATGAGGCTCGGGAAATGGGCAGGGAGACTGGAAAGGCCGCTCCGATGGTCGCCGCTACGATGGGCAAGGCTAAGCTACTGGGGCTGGATAAGCAGGTAGAGGAGGCTGACACTCGACCCGTAGGTAAGATCGAGATTGAGATTGTCGGCGCAGGACACCCTAGTACTACCCAAGAATGACATGGTAAAATGAGGAATGAATACTCCTCTGCCGTACACTGACGTCCTTGAATATCGAGACGGCGACCTATACTGGAAAAGTAGGACGCCGTATTTGTTTTCGACAAAGAAGGGTTACTCCGTGTTTTGCACTAGGTACGAAGGCCGGAAGGCTGGGAACCTTGGCAACAATGGATATATGTATGTTCGGGTGGCTAAGCGGCTAACCTTGATGCATCGAATTGTGTGGGAGATGCATAACGGGCCGATCCAAGCAGGATACGAAATAGATCACATTGACCGATGCCGGGAAAATAATAGGATTGAGAATCTCAGGCTGGCTAGCCGAAAGGAGAATGGACGGAATACAACCATATCCAACAAAAGCACTACCGGCTATAAAGGGGTCCACCTGTTTAAGCGCACTGGACGGTATAGCGCAAAATACAAGAAGAACGGCCAGCAGCACCATATTGGTTACTTTGATACGGCAGAAGCGGCGCATGAGGCCTACAGGAAGGCCGTAGAGGCAGCATTCGGGGAGTTTGCCAATCCATGACTCGATCAGTTCGTATGACCCTGACGCAGCCGCAGGCTGACTTCTTTAGCTGCATGGCTAAGTACCCCGCATTTGTTGGGGGGTACGGTGTTGGCAAATCGGCAACCCTAATCAATTGTGCGATTCGTGATGCACTGGACTCAAGTGACGCGATTGTTGCTCTTTATGAGCCGACATTTCCGCTTGTTAAGCTGATTCTTGTTCCTCGCATTCAAGAGCGACTTGATGAGCTTGGCATCCGCTACCGATATAACAAGCAAGATTCTGCGATCTATACAAGTTCAGGACAGTGCGGAGACTTCATTCTTCGCACCCTAGAGAACCCTTCACGCATCATCGGATATGAATCTTACAGGGCGCATGTCGATGAAATTGACACCCTAAAGACAGAGCAGGCGCGTGAGGTTTGGCAGAAGATCATTGCCAGAAACCGACAGAAACCAAAGGGGATCATCGACCCATTCAACCGGGTTAGCGCATACACGACTCCCGAGGGGTTCCGCTTCGTATATGAGACTTGGGGCAGGAATCCCAAGCCAGGTTACGAGATGATCCGTGCGCCAACGTATTCAAACCCGTTTCTCCCGCCTGACTACGTTGACTCGCTGCGTTCCAGTTATCCGGCTGGCCTGATCGATGCCTACATTGAAGGAAAGTTCACCAATCTTAGCTCTGGCAGCGTATATCCCGACTTCTCGCGCGCGCTTAATCATGCTGATGTTGAGATGCGGGAGCGTGAGCCGCTAAAGGTGGGGATGGACTTCAACCGCCTTCACATGGCCGCTGTTATCTACGTTATCCGCGATGGCAGGCCGATTGCCGTGGATGAAATTACGGACGGTCGAGATACCCCTTACATGGCCCAGCTATTGGTTGAGCGGTATAAGGAGAAGGGCCACGCGGTCGAGGTGTTCCCTGACGCATCGGGAAATAACAAATCCAGCAAGAATGCCAGTGAGTCGGATTTAACGATCCTCAAGGCGGCTGGGCTTACTGTACGAGTGAACGGCACAAACCCGGCCATCATGGACCGTGTGAACGCCGTGAATGCGCTTATCTGCAATGGCGAGCAAGAGCGTAGGCTGCTGGTCAATACGAACCGATGCCCGGTCCTTACGGATGCCCTGGAACAGCAGGCTTACGACCGAAACGGGATGCCCGACAAGTCGGCTGGGAACGACCACGTTCTAGATGCGGCTGGCTACCCAATCGCCTACCTATACCCTGTGAAGAAGAAGTTCGACCCCATCGCAGCGGTCCGGGGCTAGTGTTCTATCTGTGGAGATTATTGTTCTATTGGCGGTGTTGATGGTTGATAGGATCTTGGTAAGATATACCCATACCAACGAACTGAGACGCAGCCATGAACCTGACCGCCGAATCCATTGAGAAGATCACCGCCTCTGTCATCGCTGGCATGATTCAGGAGGCTGCGTATAAGGGTCACGTTGTAACTGCTCAGGAGATTTCGGACGCAGTTGTGAATGATCCGAACGGCGAGACTGCGACCTACTTCATCCGCAATTCGTACAAATTGATTGAGCTTGCTGGAAAGATGCAATCTGATAGCGAGATTCTGGAAGCCTTTACAGTCCATCATTAATAGGATTGACCGGACACATCGCAGCCATCACTGGCGTGGATATCGGCGAGCACAGCAGCGCCAACTGCCCGTGGCAGAACGCCATCGAGGCGGCCGAGGAGTACCAGCCCGCGCAGGCAGTGGACCTTGGGCAGTTCCGTCCCTTCGTTGAAGCTCAGCGCGCCGAATACATCTCACATGGACTGACCGAAGAAGATTACTGCGTTGCAGAATGCGACGAACTGCTGGACTTGATCGACAGTCAGGCGGTGGGTAAATGAGAAATGAGTAATTAGCAATAAATAGACAGGGGCCAATCGGCCCCTTTCTTTCGTATTGCATTTTCTAATCCGATGGTATACTCGCGCCAATTGATAATCGCGGGCAGGCCATGGCCGATAGTAAAATGTTGGTAACTGACAACCTAGTAAACCTCGTATCAGGGCTGGGAACTACTCGGGCCAAGTCGGCACATTCCACTTTCGTGGACATGATGTATTCGGATGCCGAGCTAATGACCACCTACCGGCAGAATTGGGTGGCGGGTCGGATTATCGACGTACCAGCCATGGCCTGCACCCGTGAGTGGCGTAGCTGGCAGGCTAAGAAGCGCCAGATTGATCGAATTGAGAAGCTTGAGCGTGACCTTGGTTTGCAGGGGAAGATTCGCCAGGCCAAGCAATTGGGTGACCTGCTGGGTGGTGCGGCCATCTACATTGGCACCAACGCAACCGATCCTAGCAAGCCTCTTAAGGTGGAATCGGAGACGCTGAAGTATCTGACGGTGTTCACTAAGACCCATTTGTCAGGAGGCGAGCAGGATAATGACATTGCATCCGAATACTTCGGCCAGCCCAAGTTCTACACGCTGAGTACCGCTGACCAGCAGAATATCGAGATTCACCCGTCCCGCCTTATCCGATTCGTGGGCAAGCGTATCCCTGACGCCAATGCTGCCGTGCAGATCAACAATGGGTGGGGCGACTCGGTTCTAGTTTCATGTATGGCCGTAATCCTGCGCAATGAGTCCACTGCGGCCAACGCGGGTGAGCTGGTATTTGAGTCAAAGGTTGACGTTATCGGCGTCCCTGACCTGATGAGCCAGCTTAATGACGCCGAGTACCGCAGTTCGGTGCTAGAGATGATTAGCCTTCAGGTTCAGGCCAAGGGCATCACTAAGACGCTGTTGATGGATGCCGCACAGTCCTATGCCAGCCACAACGCCACCTTTGCTGGCGTCCCTGAGCTGATGCGTGAATTCCAGCAGGAATGCTCAGGCGCATCCGGCATCCCCCGGTCTATCCTCTTTGGTGCAACTGAGGGCGGGTTGAACAATAAGGGCGAGGCCGAGAGTCGCGTTTGGAGCGAGCAGGTCAATACGATCCAGAGCCAAGAGTTCAGTCCGGCCATGGCTAAGTTCGATGAACTTCTTTTGTTTAATGCGCTAGGCCGTCGCCCGCAGGAAGTTCACTATATCTGGAATAACATCTGGAAGCCGACCAAGAAGGAAGAGGCGGACATTGGCAAGGTCGTCGCCGACACCATCAAGGTGCTTAACGATACGGCCCTGTTCAATAGCGATGCCCTGAGTAAGGCGGCTGTAAACATGCTGACTGAACAGGGTGTGGTGCCTGGGCTTGAGGGTGCCATGGAAGAGTTCGGCAATGAGCTTGGCGAGGAGGCGGCACCCGCTGTGCCTCGCGTCAATGCCAACGATGCTGAGCCGCGATCCCTGTACGTCAGCCGTAAGGTGGTCAATAGTAGTGAAATCCTTGCATGGGCCAAGGCGCAGGGGTTCACGCAGACGCTTGAGGCCGATGACCTGCACGTTACCGTGACCTATAGCAAGTCTCCGGTTGACTGGATGAAGATGGGTCAATCGTGGTCGGACAACTCAAAGGGACAATTGGAGATTAAGCCGGGAGGCCCCCGTGTCGTTGAATCTCTTGGTAGCGAAGGTGCAATCGTCCTAATGTTCGGCAGCAGCGAGCTTTCATGGCGCAACCGTGAGATGCGTGAAAATGGAGCATCTTGGGACTATGAGGATTACCAGCCCCATATCACGATCACCTATTACAACGGTGATGGCTTGGATGTTGCTAATATCAAACCTTACACCGGTCGCATTCTTCTAGGCCCTGAGATTTTCGAAGAAGTTAATTTGGACTACAAAGAGGGTAAGAACTGATGGAAACTTTCACTCAGCCGAAGGTTACCGGCTACCGCCAACTTAATGAGGTGCAAGATTCCAAGGCATGTGGTTAATGGAGAAATCCTTACCGCTTCGCAGATTATGAATAAGTATTGCATTCCTAGGGGGAGATTGAACTATAATCTCCGAAAGGGCATGACTGCCGATGAGGTAGTCGCCATGTATGAAAGGAACGGCCGATATGATCCGAGTAGCTGATAGCTACACTGTAGATGCAAGTGGCCTTACTCTAACTAAGGACGGCTACCTTGTCGGCGATGCAAAGATTGCCCGTGCTGGCAATGTTCAGGAATACTACGGTCGCGAACTCGGCCTGACCGGGGCTGACGCCGGAAAGGTTTTCGGGGTATATCGCGACCCTGACATTGTATTCAACAAAGATAGCATGCGGTCTTTAGCTGGGCGTCCTATTACCCGTAATCATCCGACTGAGCAGGTCAACGCCAATAATTGGAAGGACCTGGCCAAGGGGGCGGTTGGCGGAACCATTAGCCGAGATGGCGAGCATGTAGTCGCCTCCATGGCGATTATGGATGCTTCTGCGGTTGAGGAATTGGTCAGCAACAAGGGCGCTCGCGCACTATCTGCCGGGTATACTGTCGATATTGCCAAAGAGGACGGTGTAGCACCTGACGGCACCCCATATCAATATAAGCAAACTGGCGACTTGAGGTTTAACCACGTTGCCTACCTGCCGGGGAATAATCCTCGCGCGGGCAATACACGTATCGGCGATTCGGGCAATGCCGATATTATCCATCCTGCCCAACCAAATGAAGGAGGCCATATGGCCGATTCCACCCTGCGTAAGGTCATGATTGATGGCCTGAGCGTTGAAACTACCGAACAGGGCGCACAGGCGATTGACAAGCTGACCAAGCAGGTTGGTGACGCCAAGGCCGAGAATGCCACCCTGGTTTCCGACCATGCCAAGGCCGTAGCCGCTAAGGATGCGGAGATTGCCAAGAAGGACGCCGAGATTGACGGGCTGAAGGGTAAGGTGATGGACGCCGCTGCTCTGGACGCCGCTGTCACCGCTCGCGCTGACCTGATTGCCAAGGCTAAAACTGTTGCCGATCAGGACTACGCCGGTAAGTCTGAGGCTGAAATCCGCAAGATGGCTGTTGCCAAGAAGTTTGGCGATGCCGCGATTGCTGGCAAGTCCGATGACTACGTGGCGGCCCGCTTTGATATTGCCGTGGAAGACTCGGCAAGCGCCGATCCGGTCCGTCAGGCTGTCAAGGATGGCGTAACCCAAGTGCAGGTTAAGGATAACGGCTATGCCGCGTCTGTCGCCCTGCTGAACCCGAAGAAGGAGGCTTAATATGGCCGTTCAGACTACCTATAACGCAACCCTCGCTCCGGGTGTTGTGGGCGCGCAGGCAACCATGCTTCCGGCCACCATCATTTCCCGCAATGTCGAGCCGGTTGCTGGCCTCGGCTTCGGCGTGGCAGTGGCTCAGGGCACTACCGACAAGGGCATCGTGGCCTTTGGTGGCGCTGCCAATAAGTACGTTGGCATCACCATGCTGGATCGTTCGACCGTTGGCACTGCCAGCGCCCCGGACGCCTTCCCGCAGCGCGCCTCGGCTCGCGTCATGACCATTGGCGACATTTGGGTGCAGGCTTCGGTGCAGGTTGCTGCCGGTGACCCGGTGTACCTGGTTGCTGCCACTGGCCTGTTCACCAATGTTTCGACTAGCAACGTCCTCGTGCCCAATGCACGCTTTGATACTTCGACCACTGGTGCCAATCAGTTGGCCGTGGTTCGCCTGGGCTAAGGAGCCAACTATATGAGCGCAATTCCTCTTCTCGATGCTCAGTCCGCTCTTGGTTTTGTGGTTGCTCAGACCACCATCATCGAGCCGACTGTTTACCAGACCGTCTATGCTGACATTCAGTATCGCGGCCTCATCACCGTGGACACCTCGGGCAGCGAGTTCGCCACCTCGGTGACCTATTACAGCTCTGACCAGTACGGTAAGGCCGACTGGATCAACGGTAACGCTGACGACATCCCGAAGGCTGGCACCACCCGCGCCAAGTTCGAGACTCCGGTTTACACCGCAGGTATCGGCTACGGCTACGGCTGGGAAGAAATCGGCCGCGCCCGCCTGCTGGGTATCAATCTGCCGAATGAGGATGCGATGGCTGCTCGCCGCGCCTCTGAGGAAATGATTGACCGCGTGGTGTTCCGTGGCGATACCTCCAAGGGCTTCACTGGCCTGTTCAATGCGGATGGCGTGACCCCGATTGCTGCCCCGAATGGCGACTGGCTGACCACTGCCACTCCGGATGAGATTCTGGCCGACCTGAATCAGGGCCTGCTGAATATCTGGAACGGCACCGCAAACACCGCGATGGCCGACACTGTGCTGATGGACTATGCACACCTGACCAAGATTGCCACCACGCCGCGTAGCTCCACCAGCGACCTGACCATTCTTGAATACTTCCTGCGTAGCAACATCTACACCTTGCAGACTGGCCGTCAGATCACCGTTCGTGCGGTGCGCGGTCTGGAAACTGCCGGTGCAGGCGGCGTCCCGCGTGTGATCTTCTACCGCAACGATCCGCAGGTACTGAAGCTGCACATGCCGATGCCGCACCGCTTCCTGCCGGTTTGGCAGTCGGGTCCGCTGCGCTGGGACGTTCCGGGCGTGATGCGCCTGGGCGGTGTTGACGTTCGCCTGCCGGGCCAGATCACCCTGATGGACGGCGTCTAAGCCAATTGCCCCGCAGGAGTGATCTTGCGGGGCTTTTAGAGGATATAGGTATGGCTAAGGTAACTAACAACTATGATCGTGACCTCGGCTTGCCGGGCGGTTTCGTCATCGGCGCTGGTAAGGCTGAGGACGTTCCGGGCTGGGACAAGCTGAGTAAGCACAAGGTAGTGGCGAAGTGGCTTGAGGCTGGCGTCCTGTCTGCTGGCAAGTCCAGTAAGAAGGATGAACCGGAAGATGAGCCGGAAGTTGCTAAAGATGTGCAGTTTACTGAAGAAGTGAATGAAGAGTCCGATGAGGATGCGCAGAAAGAAGCAATCATCGCTCAGTTGAAGGAATTGGATATCAAGGCCGACAAGCGTTCGTCGGTCGAGAAGCTGCAAGAGAAGCTGGACGAAGCTCTCGCTAAGTAAGAACCCCTCGGCCAAGGACGGCCACCTATTAGAGAATCCCATGCAGATTTACGGAACCGTAGCAGGCGCAGACGCATACGCCCTCTCCATCGGCAATACGGCATGGGGCCTGCTGTCCACTGATGCTAAGAACGCAGCCCTTGTGCGCGGCTCGCTGTACGTGGATAGTTACAATCGCCGGTACCTTGATGGCGACTTCAAATGCTGGTGGCAGTTCATCGGAGGGAAGACTGGCGGATGGGCGCAGGAGCGCGAGTGGCCCCGTAGTGGCATCGACGGACTGCCCGATAACGTGATCCCCGTACAGATCGAATACGCCACGTATGAGGCTGCTATCCGGGAGGGTACTAACCCCGGATCGCTGAATCCTGACATTGACCGCACCTCGCTGGTCAAGAGCGAGAAGGTTGACGTTCTGCAAGTCACCTACGCCGTTAGTGATAATGCTAACGCCGGCTCGCTGCTTCCGGTCATCCCCGCGATTGAGTCGCTGTTGTCTGCATTCCTTGTCCGTCGCTGCACTGGCGGGCTGGCGATCTACACCGTCTGAGGTATTAATATGTCGCAAACAACTTTTGAAAGTCTGATGCAATCCCTTAAGACTACTGGCGGATGCATTGTTTCAACTAATGACTGTGGGACTATGGAAATCGCGGATGCGCAGGCACGCGGTGACTTCGCAGTCGATCAGGATGGCTTTGGATTCGTTCTCCGGCCTCATGCATGGCTGCAAAAGCACAGCAGGTTCGCCACTGGTGCAACTGATCCATGCGAACTGAAGTCTGCTGACTAATGACCCCCGAACAGCACGCCGCCAAGATTCGTGAACTGGAAGCGCCAATGGCTGCGGCCTATCTGGCGGAGGTTCGTGCTGTCGAGTCTGAGGCGACCGTTGCTGAGGTTGAGCGCCTGCTGCGTGAGGGCGATTCTGAGGGGCTGGTGGCATACCTTTCCCTTGGCGCTATGGCTGGATTCCTAGAACTGTTCCGTGCCGCATTCATCCAAGGCGCGAATAATGAACTTGTAAGCCGTTCTTACAGGTTCGATAGCAACACATGGGCTGTCATCAACCTGCTCATGGGCGCGAACCAAGATATTCAGTCAACGTCCGATATGGACCTGCGCAAGTCGGTTGCTGCGGTCATGGGCAATGGCAATACGATCCGCAATCAAGCGCTAGACCTTATAGGCGTTCGTAGTCCGCTCACAGGCCGCAGGAACGGCGGTGTAGTCGGCCTGCCTATCCAGATGACAGAGTGGGTGCAGTCGGCTAGACAGCAGCTTCTCAGTGGCGACCGTGCGGCCATGCGGGCATACCTAACCCGTAAGCTGCGTGACACCGCCTTCGACAAGTTCGTGCAGCCTGGTGATAAGCTGACTATCGATCAGGCCAACACCATTGCTCGCGCATACGCTGACAGGCTGGTGAAGTCCTACGCCAAGCAGCTATCGGAGACGATGGCCGCTCAGGCCTATAACTCGGGCCGATTCCAGTCTATTCAGCAGATGGTCGAGCGCGGGCTGATTACTCAGGACCAAGTGAGTAAGAAGTGGCGAACCATGCGAGATGAGCGCGTTCGCCATAGCCACGCTGCCATGAATAATCAGTCACAGCCGCTAGAGCAGCCATTTATCAGCGGCAATGGCAATGCGTTGATGTACCCTGCGGACCCAAACGCACCTGATGATGAGGTCTATAACTGCTTTGCTCCATGGACGCGAATTGATACCGCCTTGTTAAAGGCGGCTACGTGCCATGACTACAGCGGTGATCTTATCCATATATCTGTCGGCGGAGAAAACGCTCTCTCCGTTACTCCGAATCACCCTGTACTGACCAATAAAGGTTGGATTGCTGCCGCAGAAGTTGCAGTAGGCGATCAGGTCATCCAGTGCGGACTTATCGATAGTTCTTCCGTCGCGCGGCATCCAAATGTAGAAAACATTAATCCCTTTGTTCATCAGGTCTATAGCGCGAGCGAGTCGCTGAGTCGAGCTAAAAGGGTTGCTAGCAGCACGATGAACTTCCACGGCGACGTTCCCGCAGAGGATGTCAATGTTGTAGCTGTCGATAGCAGCTTGAGGCGTGACACTAAGTCCGGCTTTGATGAGTTCCTCGCAGACCTGACCCTCGCCGATTCCGATGTAAGTGCCGGAACATTCCTTTTCGATAGCGCCATTGAACGCTGTGACCTTACTCATGCCGGTAGTGGAGAAGGAAGTGTAAGCAGCCCTCGCCCTATCTCGACGCTCATCTTTAGTGAAGAACTTTGCGGAGAGCCTGTTCCCCTCGCTAATATCAGGGGCTTTAATGTCTCTATCCTTGAGGATTCGATAGATAACAGCGCGGCTAACTCCGAGTTCCTTGGAGATTCTAAGGACTGGGAATCCGTTGGCGAGAAGGTCAATGGCCTTATCCTCAATAGGGCTTCGCTTAGCTTTGCCAGCGCGAGCCGATCCAGACCCCCTGCGGGCCTTAAGTCCAATATCGGAGAAGCAGCTTCTAACAATTGGAGTGCTAATCCCAATTGCGTCGGCAATCTCGCTTTGGGTCAAGCCCTCCCCATGAAGGCGAATAACGTCAGTATGGTAGATGCTTCGCTTGCGCAGCCAATGGTCGAGGCGCGTGTCGCCACTGTGGTTTTTGTCGGTAGAAGTCATTATTCTGGCCCTGTATACAATTTTGAGTCTGAGAGCGGAGTTCTTGTGTCAGATGGAATCATAACACACAACTGCCGTTGTAGCCTAGAATATGTCATCCGAAAGAGGTTCTAACTATGAAGATCAGCGTATTCAAAGGTGAAGAGGGTTACGACAACTATCTTGCCCACCGTCCTGTCATGGTTTATGTAAATGGCGAGCCGCTGAGCAACGTTGTTCGGCTGGACACGGATGAAGGTTGGGCCGACTTCAACGTCAAGGATGAAGATGGCCTGTTCGTCACCGTTGACGGCAATATCCTTGAGGATCGGGCTGAGGGTTTGGTAGAGGTTACTGGCCGTGGTCTGCCGTTGCCGGTCGAAGAGGAAGAGCCGGAAGTCCTGCCTGAGTATCCGGAAGACGAAGAAGATGCCTGATATTCATGACCGGGGTCGTGCCCTAGCCATTCGGATGCTGGCCCCTCGCACTAAGGGCAAGGGATTGGCGCTAACTCTTCGCAAGAAGACAGTTGGTGAGTACAACCCCGAGACTGGCGGGCAGGATACTATGTGGACCGAAACCGATGGGTCTGGCCTGCGCACCAACTATAAGCAGGAGGATATTGACGACACCTATATTCTTCAAGGGGATACTCGAATCCTGCTTTCTCCTGTTGCACTGGATGGGGCGGATATTCCTGAGCCAAGCACCAACGATCAGATTGTGTTTGATAGCTCGACTTATAACGTCATCCGCGTAGGCCCGTGGCGATATGCTGATGTTACGTGCGGCTACGAACTTCAGTGCAGGGGGCTGTAATGGTCAATAACGCCAAGAAGTACGGACTAGAGGGTTCATTCTCTGCGCAGCTAGAGGCTTTCGCTGACATGGTTCAAGATGATGCCAACCAGGTATTCCGCATTGTGGCAACTGATGTGGGCGAGTCTGTTATCAATGCCACGCCAATTGATACTGGCCGAGCGCTATCTAACTGGAATGCCGGCATCAACTCGCCTGATGACGTGTATCGCGAGACAGAAGACCCACTAGACGCCAAGACTAGCAAGCGATTGGCTAGCGAGTTCCAGAATCTCAATTTTGGCGATACTGCTTTCATCACCAACGCTACCCCGCATATTCCATTCCTAGAATACGGGTCATCCAAACAAAGCCCATCGGGTATGGTGAGAATCACTTTGGCGCGATTCGATAACATCGTTAAGTCGGCTGTAGCGAGGGTAGTGAAATGATTTCAGAGAAGGATTGCGCATGCGGATGGGTAAAGAAAATTGACTTCTCTGCGCCCGTCTTAATGTCGTTGCCGGCTAAATATCTTTTCAAATGTTCAAATTGCGGTGAAAAGGAGTACGTTTCTGAAATCATGACTCAGCAGGTAACTAATTATAGGTATCCGAAATGAGCCACGCCTTAGCTCGCATCGCCATTGAAGGAAAGCTCCTAACTTGGGCTAAATCAAAGTCTCCGGTCCTGCCTACTGTGTTCGGAATCCAAAAAGCTGACCTTTCAAGGCCAATCTTCGTGAAGGGTAACTCTCTTCCCGCATCGGCGCGGACTGAGTGTCTTCAGGGCGATGAGATTACCTATATCGGCCTATATCAAGTGATGATTTGCTGTGACCCTGCACAGCCTTTCAATACTGCCGAGACTCTGATTAACGAGATTCAATCACTTTTCCCGGTTGACTCAGATATTGGAATCGAGTCATTCAATGGAAGTATCACAAGTCCAGTAGACCAAGGGCCTACTATCACTGAAGATTCACGATACAATGTGCCTGTTACGATTGCGTACCGTGGCGTAGTTTCTACCTAAGAGGTAATTAAAATGGCAAAGCGACTTGCTCTCCCCAATGGTGCCACGGTGCAGATTGCAACCGGGTTCTCCGCCCCCAAGGTGGTCACCGCTATTTCCAATGCGTCCCCGGCTGTTGCTGAGTCTGATGCCCATGGCCTGACCGCTGGCGATTACGTCATGGTCGAATCGGCCTGGTGTGAGATTGATGGCCGTGCATTCAAGGTTGGCGTTACTGACGTTGATACCGTCACGCTGGTTGGCTCCAACACCACCAGCACCACTAAGTACCCGGTTGGCGGCGGTATTCCGGCTAATCTGCTGGAAGTGACCGGCTGGACCGATATGCCGTGCATCACCGATTCCAGCATGACCGGTGGCGAAGCTCAGTTCACTGAAGTGGCCTGCTTGCAGGAAGACAGCCCGACCAACCTGCCGAACGGCTTCTCTGCGGCGACCATGAGCTTCACGGTTTCCGACGATGACGGTTCGGCGGCTATCGGCATCATTGAATCACTGAGTGAAGATCAGGAAATGTCGGTCATCCGCGTTGTCCTGCGTGGCGGCAAGGAAATTCTGTATCCGGGCTACGTTTCGATCACCCCGGCTCCAACGCTGACCCGTGGCGAGGTTATGACCCGTACCGTCTCGATCAGCATCTCCAAAATCACCAAGTATCCGGCCCCGTAAGGAGTAATTTGTGGCAAAGAAGTTCTCGATCAAGCGTGATCCGACCTTCAAGGCTACCGTGAACCTGCCCTCTCCTGGGCAGGAACCAGTGCCGGTTGAATTCACTTTCAAGTGGATGGATCGGAAGGAGCTGACCAAGTTTAACGATGACCGTTATCAGTTCTTCGTTAACAAGGTTCCGGGTTACGCCAAGGAAGAAGGGGTAACGGGAATCGATGTTGCACAGTTTGTTATTGATTATGAAGTGCCTCAGTTGAAGGCCATCATCGTGGGTTGGGACATTGAGGAAGAGTTCAATGACGACAACCTTACGACTTTGGTTGAATCTGGCTCTGAACTGCCTGCCGCCATTGTCGCTGGCTACCTTGCTGCCTATGACCGGGCGCGCGAGGGAAACTGAGGCAGGTTGCCTATGAGCTATCGTCGCCGGACGCTGATATGTCAGCTATGGCGGCGATGGGCTTTGACCCCGAAGACTTCGATGAGGAAGACAACACTATCGAAGTTTGGGAATGTAACGCAGATGCCTTCTACGTCTTTGAGTCGATGGCGACACAGTGGCGGGTAGGCATGGCAGGGGCAACCGGCTTGGACTACGCTGCAATGCCTGTAGTCATGGATATGGTAGGGGTGAAGAAAAAAAGTAGGCCGGAAGTCTTCTCATCCGTCCGTATCATGGAAACTGAAGCCTTGGCGACAATGGCGGAGAATAGAGACGATGGCTAACTTTGCACAACTCGGCATCCAGATTGATTCCAAGCAAGCCGAGGATGCAGCCAGCGACCTAGACAGGCTAACCGCTGCTGGTGGCCGTGCAGAGCAATCGACCAAGCGCCTGACCAAGGCTACTCAGGATGAAGAGAAGGCGCTAGCCGACCTTCTCGGCAAGATTGATCCTACTGTTTCGGCGCTTGACCGGCTGGATAAGCAGGAGCGCCAGCTTGCCAACTTCCGCAAGAGTGGTCGGATCGATACCGACACGTACACTCAGTACAACCAAAAGTTGCAGGAGCAGCGCACGCTGCTGGGTGGCGTATCTGACGCTCAGAATAAGGCTGGCATGTCGGCTAGAGCGTACAGCGCTGCCATGCGTAACGTGCCCGCTCAGATCACTGACATTACGACTAGCCTGATTGGCGGTCAGCCCGCCTACCTAGTGGCTATTCAGCAGGGAGGTCAGCTAAAGGACATGTTCGGCGGAATCGTTCCGGCTGCTAGGGCGCTAGCCTCAACGCTTGCCTCGATGATTAACCCGCTGACCATTGCTGCGGCTGTCGTCGGCACTTTGGGAGTAGCCTTCTACCAGGCCAGCGCACGCACTGAAGAAATTAACCTTGCTCTTATCAGCACGGGGCGGAATGCCACATATACCGCTGAGGGTATCGAGAAGCTGGCGGCATCGATTGATAGCGTCTCAGGCGTCACTCAGGGCGGCGCTATCTCCGCCATCACGTCTCTGGCGACTACTACCAACCTGACGGGCGAGGCGCTGACTAACGCGTCGGCTGCTGCGGCATCGTGGGCATCGGTTACGGGCCAGTCTGCCGATACGGTTCTGGACAAGTTCCGCGCCATTGCCAAAGACCCTGTAAATGCACTGGTAAAGCTCAATGAGGAAGAGCGATTCCTTACTCAGGTTCAGTATGAGCGCATCAAGGCGCTTCAGGATGAGGGCAAGTGGCAGGAAGCGGCTACTGAGGCCGCTAAACTATATGCTGATGTTGTCGCAGGGCGTGCCCGAGAAGTAGAAGCCAACTTGGGCCTCATCTCTACCGCATGGCTCAACATAAAGCAGGCTAGCTCTGATGCTTGGGATGCCGTTGTGGTCGGGGTGGATAAGGGCCTAGGTCCGCTTCAGCGCTACGCTGACAAGTTGGCTCAGATCGGCGGGATTCAGCGCGACCTGATTTCCTACGGCACGGCGATGCTTAACCTTCCGCTTGGCATCTTGTCCCGCTTCGGGGGGGATGCCAATGCTGGACGTCCTGAAGTCATCATGCCTGGCATCGATGGCGAAACTCGTTCGCCAGCTTCTGTTCGTAATGAGCAAGAAATTTCTAGGGCCAAGGCGGCTAATGATGCATGGCAGCAGGTGCTTGCATCTACGGACAAGAATATCCAGCAGCAGCGGGAGATTCAGCGTATCCGCGAGGCTGGCAAGGCTGCGGGCCAGAGTGAAGAGATCATTCAAAAGCAGATTGATGCCTACACGGCCAGCATCGCCAAGTCGTCTGCATCCTCTGCGGCTAGTACGCGCACCCGTAAGGTCGATATTACTGATGAGCAGAAGGCTGCGCAGGCCCTATCCAAGAATTATGAATCGATCACGGCCCAGCTAGAGCGTCAGATTGCTTTGTCCGGCGATAACAGCCAGCTTGGCCGTATCAACTATGAGATTTCCTCTGGCAACCTTCAGGGTCTAGGGCAGGGGCAACAGGATAGCTTGCGAAATCTTGCGAGCGTTGTTGATATTGAGGATGACTATAAGGCCATCTATGGCGGCATGGATGCGCTTCAGGTCAAGTCCAAGGAAACTACTGACGTACTGAGTCAGTATGGTGTTCAGGCTGCTAGGAACATGCAGTCAGCCTTTGCTGACTTCCTCTTTGATCCTTTCAGTGATGGCCTTGGGGGAATGGTAAAGGGCTTTGGCGAGGCGCTTACTAGAATGGCTGCTGAGGCTGCATCTGCCGAAATCTTCAAGATGATTGGGCAGGCGGCATCAAACTATCAGGGCGGTGGGTCTACTTGGGTTAATGCCATTGGCTCGATCTTCAGCGCATATGCGGGTGGCAGCGGTGGCGGTGGATTCGCATCTGGCGGCTATACCGGACAAGGCGGTAAGTATCAGCCTGCTGGCATCGTCCACCGTGGAGAGGTTGTGTGGAGTCAGCGCGACGTGGCTGCTGTAGGCGGCCCCAAGGCAGCTAACGCCATGCGCCCGACTGCTGGGTACGCTACTGGCGGAATCGTAGGCGCGTCTCAGCCTCGCGGCGTTGGCCAGAATTCAGCCCCGCAAATCACCTTCATTATGAACATGCAGGACGGCAGCATTTCCAGCAATCAGCAGGGCGGTGGCGCTGACGAAAGCACGCGCGAGCTAAAGCAGATGTTTGAGGCTATGATGAACCAATGGTGGACGAAGAATAACCGTCCCGGTGGCGCTGTATACAACGGACGAATGGGGACTGCGTAATGGCTGACAGGTTTACATGGTGTGCCACTAAGCAATCCTCTGGCGAGGTTAACGGCGTTGTCCGCCGCGCTAGGTTCGGCGATGGGTATGCGCAATCAGCCGCAGACGGCATCAACCCCATTCTTCGCAGGTGGAGCGTCGAGTTCGTAGGTAAGAAGGACCGCATTCAGGAGATTGTCAATTTCCTTGATTCTCATGTCGGCGTATCTTTTATATGGGATGCCCCATTCTTTGGCGATGGATACTTCTACTGCGACACCTACAATCCATCTCCTAACGGATTCCGTCTGTATACTTTGACGGCAACATTTGAACAAATCTATCAGCCTTGAGGATTAAGTAATGGCTCGCCAGATTATCGATACAACTACCAACAATGGATCATACATTGGCGATCCTGCTAAGATTGCGTTTGAAAAAACCAACGCAAACTTCCTAGAACTTTATAACCTTTCTATTACTTATTTCCCTAAGACTGGCGGCGTTTTGACTGGCGACTTGACCATTCAAAAGAATGTTGCTGTAAGTTCTTACCTAAGCCCAAATGGGCAAGTAGGTTATAGGGTTCTTGTTAATATTTCTGACTCAGTCGATGGTGGCTATACAATTCAGAGGGTTAGTAACTCTGGAACAGTTTGGTCAGACTGTCTTAAGATCAATAATGACAGGACTGCAAAATTTGCTAGCACTGTAACCGCAGTCGCCTTTAACCCAACCTCAACGGCAGATGTAAAGGACTTTATTGAGGGGTACTCGGGGGACGCCTGTGAAGCTATTGATAAGCTTGTTGTCATTAGCTACAAGTATCGGCCTGAATACCTAGATTCCGATAAAACTTTTATTGGGTTGCTTGAAGAGAATGTTAAATCTGTAGTTCCTGATGCCGCAAATGACTCATCCACTGTTGTTGATGATGTGGACGGTGAGGATGTTGAGCGACTCGTGCCTGGGAATATTGACATGATGCAGATACTTGCTCTTAGCATCCGCGCTCATCAGCAAAAGAACGAGAAGATAAAGGCCCTTGAGGCGCGGCTAGAAGCTGCTGGTATCTAATGGCAATTGAATCTGACCTTCAATCCCTAGAGCCTGGCAGTAGGATTGTCCTGTTTGAGCTTGACGCAACTCAGCTCAACGCGGATCAACTCTTCTTCCACAATCATCTGCAAAGTGGCCCTATCTTTTGGCAGGGCCAGCAGTATGATCCGTGGCCGATTGAATGCGAAGGATTTGAGCGAAACACTGCACAGACTCCTACCCCTACCCTGCGCGTGTCGAATATCGATGGCACGATTACGGCACTGTGCCTTCTGTTCGATGACCTTGTTGGCTCCAAGGTAGTCCGCAGGCAGACGCTAAAGCAGTACCTTGATGCTGCCAACTTCCCTGACGGCAACCCTACTGCCGATCCCAACGAACACTTCCCTGATGAGATTTGGTACATCGAGCGGAAGTCAGGGGAGAATAATGAGGTTGTCCAGTTTGAGCTTGCCAGCGCTGCTGACCTAAATGGGGCAAGCCTGCCTGGCCGTCAGATCATTGCCAACGCCTGCACATGGATTCTCCGTGGAGGCTATCGCGGCCCCTATTGCGGATACAATGGGCCACCGGTTGCTGACATTAACGACAATCCGACTAGTGATCCAAGTCTAGATGTGTGCGGCGGAAGAGTTAAAAGTTGCAAGCTTCGATTCGGTGAAACTGAGCCACTGAGCTACGGATCGTATCCAGCATCCAGCCTAATTAGGAGTTGACGTGAAACTGGCAACACTGGAAGCAGCACAAGCCCACGCCGCAGAAAGCTACCCGAATGAATCCTGCGGCCTGATTGTGATGGCTGAGGATGGTGAGCGCTATGTTGCCTGCTCAAATTCGCACGACAAGCCTGCTGAGCATTTTCGGCTGAGCGGCGAGGACTTCGCTGAGGCTGAGGAGCTTGGCGAGGTTAAGGCCGTGGTTCATAGTCACCCCAACGCATCTGGAAACCCGTCTGATGCCGACCGGGTTCAGTGCGAGCTATCTGAGCTTCCCTGGCATATCCTGAGCATCGGCATGGTAGACGGCAAGCCCGACTTCGGGATGCAGGGATATTGCGAGCCATGCGGCTACGAGGCGCCTCTAGAGGGCCGTCAGTTTGCCCACGGCATCCTAGACTGTTTCACCCTGTTCAAAGACTTCCTCTGGCGCGAGTACGGTATCAAGCTGTCAAACTATGAGCGCGAGGATGACTGGTGGAATAAGGGGCAGGAGCTTTACAGCATGGACCGCTTGAATGCAGAAGGGTTCTTCCAGATCAAGGATGAGCCTAGGCGTGGTGACGTAATCCTGATGAACGTGAAGTCCAAGGTTCCTAACCACGCGGCTATCTATCTCGGCAACGGACAGATTCTCCATCACTTGCATGGGCGACCCTCTTGTACTGCACCATACGGTGGCTATTGGGCTGAGCGTACAATCTACATCGTCCGTCATCGAGATATTCCCGAATGAGCGCTCAACTTAAAACCGTAAAACTCTATGGGCCGATGAGGCGCAGGTTTGGCCGAGAGTATCAGCTTAATGTATCGTCTCCTGCTGAGGCCATTCGCGCGCTGTGCGCTCAGGTTCCTGGCTTCAAAAAGTATCTGAACGATTCCAAGAATGACGGCCTGTCATTTTCAGTATTTATCGGAAAGAGGAATGTTGGCGAGAAGTCGCTAGATGATCCGGCTGGCGATAGTGAAATCCGTATTGCTCCGATTATTGAAGGCAGCAAGAGGGGTGGCATATTTCAGACGATCTTTGGCGCAGCCCTGATTGCCCTTTCCTTTGTTCCGTTCCTTGTACCATTTGCGCCAACTCTTATCGGCATTGGTACTTCAATGGTGATCGGTGGCGTTGTCCAGATGCTTTCTCCTCAACCGAAGGGATTGGGCGCCAAGGATGATCCTAACAATATGCCTAGCTATAGCATGGATGGCGCGGTAAATACCCAAGCGCAAGGGAATCCGGTTCCTTTGTGCTATGGCGGTCCTTTGTTTATTGGTTCGGCTACAATTAGCGGAGGAATCTTCGCTCAGGATCAGCTTTGACACACAATCTTGAAATCATCGGGTCGGGTGGCGGCAAGGGTAGCCAGAATCAGCGTACCCCGCAGGAGTCGCCTGATAGCCTTCAGTCCATCTCCAAGGCCAAGATTGTTGATCTTCTCGGCGAGGGCGAGATGCGCGGACTGGTGGATGGTGATAAATCCATCTATCTGGATAGCACGCCTCTCCGTAATTCAGATGGCTCCCTTAATTTCCAGAATGTAATCATTGACACTCGCTCAGGAACTCAGGATCAAACATATATCCAAGGATTCCCGAGCGTAGAGAATGAAGTCGGCATCGAGGTTCCGTTAGAGTTTGGCGACCCTGTTGTGCGCACAGTTTCCGGCAGTGACCTTTCGGCAATCCGAATCCGCCTTGCGCTAACCGCACTGGTAAGCGTCAATGAGGAGAACGGGGATCGAACCGGTTCTAGCGTTTCATATGCCATCGACATTGCGACGGACGGTGGCGCATACACCACTGTCCTAAATAGCGCCTTCACAGGCAAGACGACTACTACCTATGAGCGCAGCCACCGAATTGACCTACCTCCCGGTACTCAATGGCAGGTTCGCATTCGTCGCCTTACGCCTGATTCGACTAGCGACACATTGCAGAATGGGACGCGCGTAGTTTCGCTGACGGAGATTATCGATGCCAAACTTCGCTATCCCAATAGCGCGCTAGTTGCAGTAGAGGTGGATGCTCAGGATTTCCAGAGAATTCCAACCCGCGCCTACAACGTATATGGCCGCATCATTCTTGTTCCGGCCAACTATGATCCTGAGACTCGCATTTATGCCATGTCCGGTCCTGGCACGACTAACGGGATTTGGGATGGAACGTTCAAATCAGCTTGGACGAATAACCCAGCTTGGATTTACTACGATGTTGTCACCAATGATCGGTTCGGACTTGGGGATCATATCCCGCGTGCGTGGGTAGATATTTGGAACCTGTATCAAATCGCTCAATACTGCGATGAGATGGTTTCGGATGGGTTTGGCGGCATGGAGCCGCGCTTCACTTGCAACATCTACATGCAGACCCGCACTGACGCCTATAAGGTGCTTCAGGACTTGGCTGCTGTGTTCCGTGGCGTCAGCTACTACGCCGTAGGCCAGATGATTGCCTCTGCTGATATGCCTAAGCAGGTATCGGCAGGGTTCACCAATGCTGACGTTGTTGATGGGAAGTTCAACTATGAGGGCTCATCCCGTAGGGTTCGCCACACGGTTGCGCTTGTCTCGTGGTCTGATCAGACCGACTTTGGCCGTCAGAAGGTTGAGCGCGTAGAGTTCCGGCCTGGCCTTGTTCGCTACGGTATCCAAGAGACTGAAGTCACGGCTATTGGCTGTACGTCTCGGGGGCAGGCCCAGCGTATTGGCAATCACATTCTCGTTTCTGAGAATCTTGAAACTGAGACGGTTTCGTTCAAGGTCGGTCTTAGTGGAGTACTGGTATCGCCTGGAGACGTGTTCAATGTCTCCAATGCAAACCGTGCTGGTCGCCGTATGGGTGGCCGCATATCCTCATTTACCGATGACAGTGTGACGGTAGATGCACTTCCCGAAGATGGAGTTGCGCCGGGAGATACGATAAAAGTAATGCTTTCCACTGGTAGGATCGAATCCAGGACTATCCAGTCCGTAGCTGGTCGAGTCATTACGGTTACTGTGGATTGGTCTTCCCAGCCCGCTAAGCAAGCTGTATTCATTTTTGAAAAGACGACTCTTGTTGCAGAAACCTTCCGATGCGTTGCCGTAATTGATAATGAAGATGGCACCTTCAGTATCACCGGGCTGTCTTATCGTGCCGACAAGTTTGCTTACATTGACGATGGCACAAGGCTTGAAGCTCCGCCCGTAAGCGTGGTTCCGCCTAGCAATCAGCCGCCTCCTACCAATGTCGTTATTACGTCTAATGCAATCATCAATCAGGCTAACGCAGACGTAACGGTCACTATCGAATGGGACGCTGCACCTAACGCCGTATCGTATAACGTCGAGTGGCGGCGCGACGATATGGATTGGGTCAGGGCAACCGGTATTGGCACCACTAGCTTTGAAATCAATAACGCCTATTCCGGCCAGTATCTTGTTCGTGTGCGCGCGATCAACTCGATTGGCTCTGTATCTATCCCAGCCACTAGCGCTCTAACCAATATCCTTGGAAAGACTCAGCCTCCGCCGTCGCTTACTTCACTAACTACCAATAGCATTGTGTTTGCTATTGGCTTGGAGTGGGGCTTGCCGCAGGGTGCTACCGACACTGAGCGCACTGAGATTTGGTATGGGCCTACGCCTGACCGCGCCAATGCCATCAAGCTTGGCGATTTCGCCTATCCGCAGACTCGGCATCAGATCAACGGTCTATCTGCTGGCGCACGGTTCTACTTCTGGGGCCGATTAGTTGACCGTAGCGGTAATGTAGGGCCATGGTATCCGACTGACACGGGCGTCATGGGCGAGTCTAGTGTGGATCAGTCTGAGTATGATGAATACTTCTCTGAAAAGATCAGTGAGAGCGCGCTTGGGCAGGAGCTTCGCGCCAAGATTGACTCTGTTGACGCCATTGTCCCGCTCATCTATGACCCTGCGGCAACGTACTCTGAAGGCCAGTTGGTCATCTACGATGGGATCATTTATAGCTGGTCTAATCCGACGCCTGGCAATACCGTTCCGCCTGGCCCCAACTGGACCGATGTTGGCACTGCTATCACGGAAGCGGGCGCGCTTGTTGGCCGAGTCGATAGCCTTGAGACTCAGATCGATGTTATCGATGGCGAGGTCACGGCCCAAGGCCAGATCATTGACGGCCTGTTCGTCCAGCTAGACGTTAAGGCTGCTGGCGATACCGACTGGGGCGCTGGCGATACTACGGTATTCGCAGGCACGGTGACGATTCAGTCTGTGTTCGCTGGGCAGGATTTTGCTCAGGCTCAGCGTATCGATCAGGTTAACGCGCGCGTCGATAACACGAATGCCCTTGTGCAGACTGAAAGTACTGCCCGTGCATCGGCTGACTCGGCATTGGCCCAGCAGATTAATACGGTCCAGACCAATCTCGGCACGACTAACGCCACGGTAAGCACCAACTCTACTGCCATCAACACGCTAAATGGCAAGGTCACTGCGACTTACACCATCCGTGCGCAGGTAACTAGCGGCGGACAAATCTACACCTCCGGCATGGGCCTTGGCGTAGAGCAGCAGCCTGACGGTAGCTATCAGTCTCAGTTCCTTGTGCAGGCTGACCGTTTCGCTGTCATCAATGTGGTGAACAACAACATCACTAGCCCGTTCGTGATTCAGGGCGGTCAGACCTTCATCAGTCAGGCCATGATCGGAAATGCGTGGATCACTAACGCGATGATTGGTAATACGATTCAGTCTAATACGGTTGGCGCAGGTGGTCAGCCGCGATGGAAACTGGATAAGAACGGGACGCTTACGATGGTTGGTCCGAACGCAGGCAGCGGCTACCTTACGATAAACGATAGCGTAATCCGAGTATTTGATAACGCGGGAACTCTTCGCGTCCGTTTGGGGATTTGGTAATGGCTCGCGGTCTTCAGGTATTCAATGCAGACGGTTCTACGGCGCTGGATACTAATTGGCGTATGACTCGCATGATGGGGACCGTAGTCACTGGGACCTCAGACGGATTCATTGACGTCCCAGCGCTAGCGCAAGGCACGCCTTGGTATAGCCTGCTAGCAGCCGATTACGGAAACATCATCCCAAATGTAGAGATAAGCGGAATCCGAGTTAGTTGGAGCTTCTTTGGAGCTGCCGGAACACCTTACGCCAGATCGGCAACAATCGCCTACGGAACCTACTAATGCCAGCCGGTATTACCGTCTATAACGACGCTGACACAGTTCAGATTGCAGACGACTTCAATAATATGTGCTTTATGAGCAAGGTGTCAGGGTCGTCAGTAACTACTCCTGGCTCAGGTGATTTTTGGGGAACTCGCCCTCATGCTGATGTTTCTTTCACGGCGGCTGGCAGCAATCCTCCAATGATTGCTGTTGATTCAACATTTATGTATTTCATAGTTTTGAGAAATGTATCCGGCAGTACATATAACTATAGAATTTGCTTTGGTGACAATGTAGGCGCTGGCCCATACCCTTACACCTGCTATTTCTTTGACAAGCCACCAAACACCTCATCGTCTACCTATGGATTGCAGGTGTTTGGTGCTGACGGAAGTCTCCGCTATGACTCTCTATTCAAGTATGCGAACGTCATAGATTTTCTGCGCGTCCCATATAACACAGGAACGGAACTGGACTACCCATATCCCGCTAATCGAACGTATGTGCTTGCGCATTCTCAGCCTGGTCTAGTCACGGCAAATGTTCCGGTTCCTGGCGGTCCAAATACGTTCTACAATCTAGTCCATATGCGAGGGAGCTACCGTCAGCTTAACTCTATGAGGACGGCAACCTACACTATCCAGACCGGCCCCTCATCCGCCCTAACTCCAATCGTAAACTACGATGCGAGGTTTTTAGTTCTGGATGTTACGGGGCTTTGACGCCATTCCCACGAGGCGCTCACTGCCTACACCGTCCTGATGGTAAACGGCGCGCCCATGAATCAGATAGCCCTCAGTCTCAAGGTCGCTAGCTGAGAACTGATTAGTTGCCATGCGTGGGTGAGTATGCACACTGATGAAGTCGCCCGACTTGATCGTGCATCCAGTAAGGAGACGGTCCGTATTTACAACCATAGTTACCGACTCTCCATTATGCTGAATCACGCCACAAACCTCAGCGTTGAGGCGGTCGGTTTCCTTTGACAGCTTGTAGGCAGACCGCAACACAAACGCATCCATAGTCTCGCCCGGCTGAGAAACCTCCGTATACAGGTAGGTCGTCTCAGCCGATGCGGAGAAGGAGATTGCTAGCAGGATGGCATAGATGATTTTCATGGGTCTAGATTAGCATGTTCTACGAATGTATAAATACACATGGATAGAACGATGCATCCCATTAAGCAGTCAAATAAGACCGGCCCGCATTCACAGTTACAATACTCCGCTGGCGATAACCCACCTGCGCAATGTCATCTGCGGTAAGCCGTTCAAACTTAGGCACTGTCGGGCTACGGTCGATAACCCCGCCAGCCTTCAGCCATTCGTCTACGGTCTGAGCCGGTTTGTTGCACTGAGACTCTGCCACCTTCTTTACGGTCAACGGGCTGATCTTAGGGTGACGGACTCGCGGCGGCTGGGAGGCCAGCACAGCCCGTCGCTTGGCGTTCTTGTCAGCCTGGCGCGCCTTTTCCTTGGCCGACTTCTCGCTGACCGTCATGGGGCGCTTAGGATCTTTCAGCCACATGTATTTCCCGTCACCCATCTTGCACAGATAGTTGCCTGGCACCATATCGCGCATGTGCTTATATGCCTCGCTTGCCGTCATGCCCAACGCCGCTCCGACCTCTGCCGGTGACATATTCCGAACCTTCAACTCATCCCGAATCTTTTGCGCAATAGTTACAACTTTCAAATCAAACCCTCTGTTCTGTTGTTTCAGCGGCCTAGCCACTTGGTACTGATACGGGCGCTTATCGCCGATCCGTTTTGCGATACCTACGATCACCATTCGCTGAAGTAGGCCGCGAATTAGCTTAATGTTTACGTCAGACATCTTGCTATGAATCTCCGGAGCCGTCAGGGGATTAGCTATCAGGCTCCGGATACGTTCACTTAGGTTCAATGCTTACTTCTCCCCGTCGCGCTGGTCGATAAGGGCCAGAAGGCGTTTTGCCTGCGCTGCCTTGGCTGCGTACACCGCACGGGTAGCAGGTCCGAATAGGCTTGCTGCATTGGCATACCCTCCGATTGAATGGAGCCAGTAGTGCACGGGTTCGCGGAATTCTCCCAGGTCGATGCAATCAACCTCCACTGTCTCGCGCGAGGCGGTTGCGGCTTGCTTCCCTGAGGAGGCATCGCGGTATACAGCTCTGTTCCAAGCCGCACCCAACATCCCGCCGCTGTGCTGACCGCTCGCAACCATGTTTCGATAGAGAACATCCAACCGAGAGTCGATCTCCTTGTCTGACAAGCCACTCCCCGAATGCTTGCCAGTTGCGGCGAGGGCGGCGCGGGCGTAGTCTCGCATCTGTTCGCGCGTGTAGCCCTTGATGGTTTGTGCCCGCATCGTCGAATCGGTGTAGAAGCCCATGTTAATGGGCTCCGGCAACTCCGGCAGCATGTCCTCTGTAACCTTGCTCATCGCTTCACCTCCTCAATCATCCGTTTAAGTTCCTCATTCCTAGCCCGAACCTTCTCAGCCAGGCAAGCCATCAATTTCAGAGTATCCATCCCGAAGCCCTAAGTAGTTGATGGCTTCATTATGCCTATTGATAGGAACAATGAAACCATCATTTTTGGAACAGTTGGTCTACGGAAATGGAACGATCAGGCTAGGACAATTTTGCATAGCCGGAATGGCTTATACATAGAGTCAGTTTGCGGACTATCATTGTTGCGCTTTACTTCTTTACGACCTTCGGATCTTGATTCGACTTGATAAAGAACATCAAAGTCTTTATCGGCAATACCCCAACCAACAACATCGCCAGTCTTCGGCTTCTTCTGCTTGGTCATTTCACTTCCTCTCAAATGAAGGGTCAAACTTCTTAATTGCCATCCACAACTTCAGCGCTGCACTGAATACTGCCCAGCCCTGCGCCATCTCATCCGCCGTCCACTTGTGAGCAGCAGCCATGCCGGGATGAGTTCGACTTACGAACACATTGGCACAATCGGCAACCGGAACAATCAAGCCATGTTGGTATGCCGACAACTGCCAATGTTGGTCATAGGCCAATTTCTTCCCATCGCTGAAATCGCCATCCTTACCCTTGAAGTCAACCACATGTCCAGTTGACGGGCTATGCAGATCGACCTTTCCGCCGTAGCCAAGTGGACTGCCGAAACTTTCCTCAGCCACCCAATCTGTCACGCCAGGGAACAACTCATCCACCTTGGCCCGAGCAGCCTCAACGTGAGGCTTGTAATACTCCTCGACTCGCAGACCATTGTAGGACCGCTCGATTTGATCGTGGATGCGAGTGCCTTCCTCCGCTGCATCCTTAGCCTGTTGCTTACTGTCTGCCATGATCCGCTTCAGGTAGTCAGCTTCCGGCTCATCATCCCATCGTGGCAACGTCAACGCCGCCATGATGCCCTGATTGACCTTCCATACTTCCAACTGAGGCTTGGCCACTACCGACAAAATTGTAGTTACGGACGGGCACAGACCCTGCTTACGAGCATCCCGCAGATCGGTGGGGCGGCACCCACCTCTCTGCGTTACCTGCTCATAGCACGGCTTACCTTCGCGGGTATACCAATGCTGTGAGTCCATGGTCAGAAGTCGATGTTTGAGTCGTCAAACTGTTCATCAACCCGCCCGCCACCGCCATGCGACTGCTGCTGCGGCTTGTTCGCCAGCGGCTTGTGCCACTTGCCCGACTTGTCCAGCCATGCAATGTAGCCATCCAGCGCCTTGGCTGCGGTGTTATCGATCACTTCATTAGCCATCTGGCGGGTATCGGGATTGTAGGCAGCACTGATGTTGATGCGGCTACCAATGTTGCCGTCCCGCTTTTCATAGTCCTCAGTGGTCAGGATCAGGCCGATACGCGGGCCTACCAGCGACGGGAAGGTTTCCTTCTGCTTCTGGACTTCCTGTTTGGCATCGTAGTCCCACAAAGTTACCGTACCAGGCTGCGGACGGATTCCCTTCAGCTTCATGCAGGCGATGATGGAATTGATGGTTTTGAAGCCGCGAAGCTCCTCACCCTTGCCATTGAAGGTGTAGACCGCCAGCGGGCCAGCCGTCTGACCGGAATCCGACTCAAAGACAAGATTGACCGAAACGGTGCCCTTCTCGTTCTCCTCTTCCCATGCAAACTTCAGCTTGCCTTCGTAGCAGCCTGCATCAGTGATTCGCTTGCCGCCCTGGGTTGCTTCCTTTGCTGCCTGCTCATCGAGTGCGTAGACCTTTGCCATTTTATTTGCCCTTGCTGATTGATTTAAATCGGAAGTTGACAGGAATTGAGATGGCTTGTTCAAAGCTCATTCCAGCCCTGTAGATTCGGTGGTAAAGCGTTGTGTACTTGATGCCTAGCTTTTCCGCCCATGCTTTTAGGTGCATTTCTTCGCCATTGCGCGAAAACACTTTATTGAAGGCTCCCCTATTACTGCATTGAGTTTTTTGAGTTGCCCACCTGCAATTATCTTTTGAATATCCCTTTGAGTTGTCAATTCTGTCTAGAGATTGCTTATCACTTGGGCGCGACCCAACATCTCTAAAAAATTGTTCGTAGCTGTGAATCCAAGATTCGCAAACCTCTATGTTATTTGCCTTGTAATTTCCTTTCACACACGATGGGGCATTGCACCTTGACTTCATGTTCTTCCACGCCCTGTACTCAGGAAGCGTTCTCTTGTTCATTTTTATCACCAATTCCATAGTACTCGCAGATTTCATCATCTACGTATTTCAGGTCATTAGGAATCGAATCAGCATTGAACAGGCCCATCGGGCTTTTACTGGTATCCAAGCCAGTATTCTGCGTGATGAATCGATACTTCTCTTCGTCCGTGTTGGCCGAATTGTTCACATGCGTGCGAAGACAGATGGTTACCAAGCCTTCTGGCGTAATCTTCTCATCGAGAAGCTTACCAATGGTTTTCATTTTCATGGCACCGGTTGATTCGTTCTCTTCAAGGTGCGAGAGAATATAGACACGCACGTCCTCTTGAAGGTCAGACGCTGCACCCATTACCTCCCATGCATGCTTGGCAATATCTGAGAACTTATCGAAAGACTTCTCTTCCGACCGCCGCATGAACTCGTTAGCCATGAGGTACTGGAAGTCATCAATGACAATGACCTTGCGCTTGGTGCCGCGCATGATCTTGATGATGCTCGCCCAATTTTCGGTAACGAACACATTGCCTTGCGGATCAGTCTCTTTGTTGTAGCGCTTCCAGTTGGCGCTGCGGAACGGAAGTGGCTTGCGGATAACCTGGATCAAAGCCGTATTGGCCGGATCAAGATTGCGCATGCTGGTGCTTTTGCCGGTGCCACTTTTGCCTAGAATCAAACTTGCAATACTCATCTGTTAGTCGCCTATGCTGTAGTCATATGGTTGCGGTGTTTGCCAGCACGGAAGATCAGGCTCCCGTTCCGATGTTACGTCCTGATACTCATCCATCCTATCTATCCCTCTCTTGGAGAAGCTATTTTACCGCACCCCAGTCGCACTAGCTAAGACTTACTTTCCGCCAATGCAAATCAGGTACACCTCAGTTTCAAAGTCAGTCGCGGCGTTCTCACGGTAAAGGTCGCTGCTGTATCGCGGCTCCATGTATGCCAGCCGCACAATCGCCTGAACCCCCTTGTCATCCCCTGCAATCTCCATAGCCTTGACGATGGACATGCCAGATTGGCGCGCCTTCATGATCGTCTTTGCAAGATCAGCAACCGGCCCGCAGTTGTTGCTAGCGCTCGCACCGAACGCCATGCCAATCATCAATACTGCTGCAATCAAACCCTTCATCACACCCCTCCAATCCAAAGGTACCCAATCCCGATCAAACCAAGCGCCATGACAGCCATAGCCATCGCGCCACCAACATAGATCAGCTCATCCAGCATGATCGACCAATCAATCTTCATCCGGATAGCTCCGGTTGACCTTCATCTCAGTCTCGACTTCTTTGCGAATGCATGAAGCCAGCTTAATCAGGTCGCGGAAGGCGTGAAGGTGATGCTGCGGCACCTCGATGGCATGGCTCAGCCAGGTCAGCACGTCATCGGCGTTAGCAATAGTGCTAACTACTTCAACCGATGTGTTCAAGCTATCGCCGACTTCCTTGGCAACATGCTCCACAGCGTCCTCCCAAGCCTCATCATCAATTTCTTGCTTGGTCGTCTTCCAGTCATCGTATGCGGTCATCTCTACTCTCCCAAGGGCGTCGGCCCGTCTCGATGGGTCTATAGTCCTCCTATTCTTCGATCCGGTCAACATCATCCATGAGCGTAATCCGTTCCATTCTTGGAACAATGAAATGCCAATCTTTGGGGTAAAGTAGACCCATGACGAAGCAAGTACGACCACCGGTAGGGTGGATGGACCTAAGAGGCGGGGATAGCGTAAACACCCGGATCGTGAAGCACCGGCTAGACATTCATCTAGCTACTATGAGAGAGGCGGGATTCGATGTAGATACAGAAGAGACTAAGCGCGGCTACAGGGTCATTGTGAATCGGTCGCCGCATGACAAACCAGTTAAACCAAAACTCAAATTACTGAAGGGTGGTAAAGATGAATGAACCAGTTGATGCAATTAGGATTATGGCAGAGGTTGAGCGCGTCTTGCTGGATGACGGATTCGTTGCCACGCCTCATGAACTGGCAATTGCACGCGAATCAGTAGTCAATCTCATTGAGAAGGTCGAGGAGCTTCTTTCTACTCATGGTGAATACCGCTGCTATGGCGGTTCCGGCGAGTCAATTGAAGAGCATATGCGTGCTGAGTTGGTTTCAGCTTTGGCGCGAGTTAAGGGAGAAGCCAAATGAATCGCCTACAAGCCCGTCTGCTGCACGCCGAGATTCTGGACTGCACAGCCTGTGTATCACGCCGCCGCCGTCGCAATGGCAAGGCTGGGACTATCGCCCTATGGGTATGTGTCGCGGCTCTTGTAGTCGCCTACGTTGTTTTTAAGTGAGGAGAGATGGATGGATGATATTCGCCAGTATTGGCTTAATTCAGGTTTGAATTCAGCATCAGAATTGATGGTCGCTCTGCTTCAATGCGGAATGGATGAAGATGCGGAAAAGGTCATGGAAATTGCGGACGAATTGGTAGATAAGGGGGCTAGGTCGTGACCGACTTTGCTGATGCAGCATCCGACGCCGAAACCTACTTCCTTGACCTAGCTATCAGGCAGCACGCTAGCCGCTGCAATCGCTCTGAGCCTCTGCCTATCTGCTGCTATTGTGAAGAGTCTGAGGTCTATATCCTGACCAACGGTGCCAAGTGCCGATATTGCTTTGACTGCCGGACTGAACTTCTTTTGGAGGGTGTCAAATGATGGACAAACAAGCATGGCAGAGCGCCGCATTCTTCACCGCTAAGCGCCTCATCGCCAATAAGTACCGGCACAAGTCTTTCTTGGCCGAACACCTCTTGGCTGACGTAGTGGCCCGTGTGGGTGACGTGTATGACCGTCGCGCATGGGGCACTGTGATCCGCACTCTAAGTTCCGATGGCCTGATTTACAGTGTTGGCTATGCTCCGGCAAAAAGTTCGCATGGCTCGGGTAAGAAGCTTTGGAATAAGTCTCGCGGGTGGGGGAAGAAGTAATGGCCGCAGGCTCGGCAGGAAATAGGGTAAACAAGGGCCAGTCCTCTGGCCCAGGTGGGGCAGGATCAACCCATGAGGCTAGGATGTTTCTGACTCCTAGCCTCTACAAAATCGCTAAATCGCTTCCGCCAAATAAGCGTGTGGAGATGGTGGAGAAGAAGCCATCCAAGTTGCCAAAGAATGCAATGTCGGATGAAGATATTATGCAGATGATCCGAATGCATAAGGAAGGAATGACGTTTGTAGAGCTTTCAGAATTCACCGGAAAGAATGAGTGCTGGATTCGCAACATCTGCCAAGGCGTAAACCGAGGCCATCTTCTCCGCATGGTCGAGGAAGGTCACAGCGACTACCGTATGGGATGGAAACATAAGAAATGAGCTACTACAGCGTTATGAAAACCTACGTGTTCTACCGAGACGAAATGTTCTACATGATCGACCTGATGGACGATGCTGACGCCGTAGCCAATGCCGAATGCAACCCAGGTACTCGGCGGGTTGAGGATATGCGAGGCAATCAGGTTTGGCCGGAAGCGCCAAAGGTGGTGCATTGATGAATAACATCTACAAAGGTTGCATTGTCCAGCTTCGCAGCGGTTCCGCCGATATGGTGGTTGAGGGTATCGACGGCCATCAACGCATCCTGTGCGTCTACTTTGATGGGAAGAATGTAGTTCAGATTTCCCTATATCCCTCAGCGCTAGTTGTCGTAAAGTAACCCCAAGGCCGCTATTGACGCGGCCTTGCTTTTTTGATCTACTATTCAAGTCGGCGCACTGCGCCTACCCGGTTTAGCGGCCGGTACAAAGAGATGGTAGCGAGTACCCTTTAGTGTTCGGTGGGCTGTTGGACCCTTAACTTGGTCGCAATGACCCTACCGTCTCGGGGATCGCTATCCATGCGGTCCACCGAACACTAGAGGGTATTTTTTTGAAAAAAATAGCTCAAGAACAGGTTAAATCTCTGTTCTCTTATGATGCCGAGACTGGCAATTTCTATAGAAAGTCGAAGCCTTTCAAGGTGGCGGGATCAGTTAACCGCCGTGGCTATCGAGAAATTTCTATATCTGGCGAAAAATATCAAGCACATCGCCTGGCATGGATATATGCTCATGGAGATATTGGCGACTTTGATATTGACCATATAAATGGGCATAAGGGCGATAATAGGATTTGTAATCTTAGAATCGCAACACGCGCTCAGAATCTACAAAATAGAGGTCCTAAGAATACCCACGGTAAGTATTCTCGCTACGTAGGTGTTAGCTGGAATAAAAAGGATCGCAAGTGGGTTTCCTCAATAATGGTTAATGGTGTTAGTCATCGTCTTGGATATTTCAAAGATGAGCAGGACGCCGCGATAGCTTATGCAGAGGCAAAAGCTAAGTATCACACTTTCCATCCATACGTGCCCTGACTCTTGTTGTAAGCGTCAGGGCACGCGCTTGCGTGTCAGCAAGCAAAGCAGATGGCCGGGTTTCGTCGGCGCACCCAAGAAAGCGAACAAAACTGGAAGGCCACCAGTCAAAGCCCCGGATTCTGTCCCGGTGACGAACGGCAGATAGAGTTGCTGCGGGAACTTTGCGGTACTGGGCGAAGGGCATAAATCCTCGCTGGGTCCGATTTCCGACCGCTCCTATCGCTCTCAGGCGACGGAGATAACCTAGCCCCGTCTTAGACGGAACGAACCAGTTGTCTCGGGCTTACCGAGGCTGGCGTTGGAAGGCCACCAAC